CGCCGCGCCGACCTGCTCCCCGCTCGCGACCCCGGCCACGGAGCGGAGCATCCCGGAACTCACGTTTGGGGAGCCGATGGCCTCGGACGACCCAATACCCTCTACCACCCTCACGACGCCGCCTATGGCCCTCTGTGCGTCTCCTGTGGCCTCTTCTGAGGGGACCCCGGCGACGGTCCGCGTATACCCCGCTGTCCGGGTAGCCGCGCCGACAAGCCCGCCGCTCGGGACGCCGGTCACCGGGACGATGGTTTCAGCGACGGTCGCGGTGACGGTGCCGACCTGCTCGCCGGAGGACACGCCGGTCACCGTGCGCGAGACGCCTCCCTTGAGGGTCGTGACCGCGCCCGTTGCCTCCGCAGACAACACCCCGCTGACGGAGCGCGAGACGCCGCCTTTGAGGACGGTCACCGAGCCGACCGCTCCAGCGGAGCCGACGCCCGTCACCGAACGGGTGAAGCTCGCCGCTCTGGTCGCCGCTCCGACCTGCTCCCCGGAGCCGACGCCCGTGACGAGCCGCGTGAACATGAGCGCCGTGGTCACGGAGCCGATGAGGAAGCCGGAGCCGACGCCCGTGACGGAGCGACTGACGCCGCCCTTGAGCGTGGTCACCGAGCCGGTCGCCTCCAAGCTGCCGATGCCGCCCGCGTTGGAGACGACGAAGCCCGCCGTGATGGTGGGCGAACCGGCGGCGAAGCTGGAGCCGATGCCGGTGACCGCTCGAGTGACCCCGCCGGGGAGGCGGGTCGCCGTGCCGATGAGCCCGCCGGAGGCGACCCCGGTCACGAGCCGCGTGAACGCCGGGACGCGGGTGGCGCTGCCGATGGCCCCGGCGCTGCCGACCCCGGTCACGGCGCGGGTGACGTTCCCCTTCAGCGTCGTCACGGAGCCGATAGCCCCGGCGGAGCCGACCCCGGTCACGGAGCGCGTGAACGTCTTGACGGCGGTCACCGTCCCGGTCGCTTCCGCGCTCCCGACGCCGGTCACGGAGCGAGCGTCCCACCCGTAGGCGGTCACCGTCCCGACAGCCCCGCCGGAGGCGATGCCCGTAACGGCGATGAGGTTCGCCTTGACGACGGTGATAGACCCGATGGCCTGCCCGGAGGCGATACCCAGCGTCGTCCGGGTGACGTTGCCCTTGAGGACGGTGACCGCTCCGACCGCTCCGGCGGAGGGGACTCCCGTGACCGCCCGTGTGAACGTCCTCTGGACCGTGACCGCGCCGGTCTGCTCCGACGTGCCGACGCCCGCGACCGTCCGCGTGAACGTCTTGGAGACGGTGACCGTGCCGACCGCTTCCGCCGAGCCGACCCCGGTGACCTGCTTGGCCTGATTCTGGTTGACGGCGGTGGCCGTGCCGACCGCTTCAGCGGAGCCGACTCCGGTGACGACCTTCGTCTGGTGCTGTACGGTCTCCTGCCTGACGACAAGGCCAATCGAATACTTGTAGAGCCGAGTGCCGCCACCGGCGAGCATCGCGCCGCTCTCCGCCAGCGCGATGTCGTACCACGTATACGTGTTGTTCCCGGCGGGCATCTGCTCTGTCCACGTATCGCCGCCGTTGAGCGACAGGTACATGCGCTGGTTGTAGGACGCGTGCAGCACGACCTGACCGTCCTGTGAGCAGGACAGGTTGTTCGCTGGCCGGTTCGTCCCCAACTCCGTGAAGCTCGTGCCGGAGTTCTCGCTCTGCCAAAGCCCGGTGCTGTGCCCGACATAGATGATTTCGCCATCCGCGCTACAAGCCGCCCCGAACCAACCGATAGCCGAGCCCTCCAGCGTCCGCAGGGTCCAATCGACACCACTGTTTGTTGACACGTAGACCCCTTGGCCCCAACCGGCAATCACGAGGACCACGCCGTCGTCGCTGATGGTTCCGGCGGTCCAGCTTCCGTCAACGCCAGCCCCGAGCGGGTCGCACTCGATGAAGGTGTCTCCGCCGTCGTGCGATACCCAAGCCGTCCCGGCGTCCGCGCTGGCGGCGAGCAGATGTTCTCCGTCCGCTGAACACTCCAACACGCGCCATTCCCTGCTGACGCCGGACCCCTCCGGGTAGATTTCGCTGTAGCCCGTGCCGCTGTTCTCCGAGCGGTACACCCTCCCCGCGTCGATGGCGACAAACCGTTTCGTCCCGTCCGCGCTGAAACACGCCTCCAACACGCTCGACGTGCTGTTCAGCGGCGACGTGGTCGGCGAGGCCCACGAGACACCGTAGTTCGTCGAGTGTCGGCATATGCTCGCGTTCCGGTGGGCGAGCATGTAGTCGCCGTCGTCCCGCGTTATCGCGACCATGTCCCAGAGGTAGTTGGAGTCCACATCCGCTATCGACCAGACCCCGGACTCGCTGCCGACCTGCTCCCCCGATGCGACACCTGTCACCGACCGCGTTTGGTCGTACTTGACGACGAGGCCCGTGTAGGGAGCGCCGCCGGTCGTGGAGACGAGGAGGTAGCCCGCATACGCCTGTGCGGAGTAGGCGACGTGGATGACGACGTACCCTCCATCGGAGTTGCACCCCACCGCCCGGTAGTATTGGCTCGTGTCGCCGTAGGGCCGTAGCTCCTCCCAGTCGGTCCCTGTGTTGGTCGAACGCTTCAGCCTCCCCGTGGAGGACCCCGCCCCGGCGAACATCATCGAGCCGTCGTTGTCGCAGGCGACGACGTTGCTCGCCACTCCGGCCTCCTGTGACCAGTTCGACCCCGAGTTCACCGACGTGTACGCCGTCTGGTCCGAGTACAGGCCGACGATAATGACCGAGCCGTCATCGTCGCAGTCACAGACCTTCCACCCGATGTTGGCGGACCCTGTCGGTCGCCGCTCCGTCCACGAACTTCCGGTAGTGGTCGAGTGCCATACCGCCCCGCCCGCGCTGCTGATGTTGTTGCACGTCAAGACGATGGTGCTGCCGTCGTAATCCAGTGCCGCGTCGGTCCAATACCTGTCTACCGCGCCCGCTGGCTGCGTCTCTGCCCACGAGGTTCCGCCGTTCGTAGTCAGGTAGACACGACCGCCCGGTGAGCCGCCGACGCCGACAATCATCACCGACCCGTTGCCGCTGATTCCGCTGAGGCCGTAGTAGCGGTCCGTGCCCAGCGGGTAGGCGCTCTGCTCCGTCCAGTTCACGCCGTAGTTCGTTGACACCCAGACGGAACCGTGGCCGCTATCCGGCCCGGACGTGATGGCGAGCAACGTCGCGCCGTTGGCGCTACAGTTGATGCCCTGCCAGTTGCCGGTCGAGCCACAGGTCGCCCACGTCGCGCCGTAGTCGGTCGAGCGCCACAAGTGCCCGGTGAAGCTCGCGTCCCCTTCAGAGGCGTACTGGTACTGCCCGTCGTCGCTCATGGCGATAGCGTTGAAGAACTGGTAGCCGGTGGACGTTATCGTGGTCCATCCGGCACCTGACTCCATGCCGACCTTCCCCCCGGAGGGGACGCCGGTGACCGCCGCCGTCTGGTCCCAGTACGAGGCGAGACAGGCCGTCCACGCGTACCAGTAGTTCGCCGCCGTGAGCGTGAGCGAGCCGTAGGCCGCTGGGTTGACCGCCGAGCCGGTGCCGCCGTCGAGGTCATAGGAGACAGCGCCGGAGCCGTCCGTGCCCGAGGTAGACTCCCAGCTTCCCGCCGTGGTGAAGTTCGCGGGCTGGGCCAGCGTGGCTTGGTCGTCCATGCCGCCGTAGCCACAGAGCAGGGTCGCCCCGGACAGAGTGCTGCATGACGGCGGGTCCGGGGTCCGGCTGGAGCCGCCCGCCGTGTAGGCGCTGTAGGCGAACGGGCTCGCCGGATTGAACCCGCCCCGGAGGGTCGCCGTGCCCCACCCCGTCGTACCGTTGCTGACGGAGCCCGCCGTCCATCCGTAGTTCTGCGTCCCGGCGGCGGTCGCCACGTACCAGCCGACGAACAAGTGCCCGCCGTTGGCGGTCGCTTGGTCGATGAGCGCGGTGACGTTCGCGGGCTTGGTGAACGTCTTGGTGCTGGCGCGGGAGTACCACTGACAGACCACGAGGTCGCCAATGGCGGTGCTGGCGTGCTGCGTGAAGTTCCCCGACACAGGGTTCGCCAGCGGCGCACCTTGCACGTTCCCGATGTAGGAGGTAGCCAAGGGCTACTCCGCTATGTCACCCGCGCCCGGTCCGACCGGACCTAGAGCTTGAAGATGTAGACGGTCGAGGTGTTGTCCCACTGGATGGTGATGTTCCCGCCGTTCGGCGTGACCGCCGTGAACTCGACCCACAGGATGAGGAAGCGGGAGGCGTCCGCCGCCGACACCTCGTGCCAGAGGACGACGCCCTCCACGGAGTTGCCGGTGACGCTGCTGAACACGAGGTCGGAGGCGTCACAGACGCCCGCCGCCGGGTCGGCCATGCCGGTCAGGGCGGTGTCGCTGCCCACGACCGCCGAGCGCAGCGAGGTCATCGCCGTATGCGAGGAGAGGCTGGGCACGGTGACGCCCGTGTCGATGAGGTTGCCGTACATGGACGAACCGCCGGACGCCTTCCAAATCGTCTCGCCCCGGGCGAACCTGTTGCGCCCGTTATCGAACATACCTGATGCCATGTCCTGCTCCCTTCAGCTACTTGGTGATGCGGATGAACCAGCAGTTGCGCTTGGGCCGCTGGTGACGCCCGACGCCCTGCCGCCCGTTGGGCAGGGTCGCGTTGGCCTCTATCGTCTTGACGTACTCGTTGTCGCCCGCGACCTCCACCATCAGGCCGTGGTCGGGGTCCGCGTGACCATCGAAGTCGATGACCCCGATGTCGCCCGGCTTCGGGTCCGCCACGAGACGGACGCCCTTCGCCCCCTTCTTGGCGGCGGCGAGCAGGTAGTCGGTGTTCTGCCACTCGGCGGAGCCCCTGACGACGGCGGAGCAGAACGGAGCCCACCAGTAGGCGAGCCCGCGCACACAGTACGCGCCGCCGTCGTTCCCCCGGGGAGAACACCACCAGTCGTTGTACTTGATGGCGTTGTTCGGACCCTCCAGCAGCCCGAGGTCGCCCTGAGCGCGGTTGAGCGCCTTGTGCCGGTTCACCACCCACGGGTCAACCGGCTTCGGCTTCGGCGGGTTCAGGCGCTTCAGCCGCCGCGCCCGCCGGTCGGCTCCCAGCGGTTGCTTCCCGGTGATGAGGTTCATGAAGGTCAGACCGGCGACCGGCGTCTGATAGCCGCGCTTGTAGCCCATCCAGTGCTTCGTCTCGTGGACCGCCGCCGCCGTGCGCGGGCCGAACTCGCCATCGACCTTGAGCGACGGGACCTTGTGGTAGCGGTTGTCGCGGAGGAGCGTCTGAAGGTCCCGGACCATCGGACCCTTCATCCCGTACTTCAAGACCAGTCCCATGAGAACCCCCCTCAGTTGCCGAGAATCCAGAACTGCACGAGCGTCACGATGAGCCCGATGACGGCGACCGTGATGGCGGCGTAGAGCATCCGCTTGAACCACTTGCGCTCGTCCTCCCACTCCGTGATGACGCGCTCCATCTGCGCGGTCCGCTGGTCGAGCCCGACGATGCCCCGCTCCGTGCGCCCGAAGACCACGGTTTCAACGTCTTCGGTGCGCTGACGGTGCTGGGCGCAGAAGTCTTGGAGGTGGTTGCCGATGGCGGACTCCGCGCCCTTCCGCGCCTCTTCGCGAATCATCGCCCGGAAGAGTTCGTACTCCGTGTTACTGAACGCCGGGAACGGGTTGGACTTGTCACGCGGCTCGGCGTTCTTCGCGGCGTCGGTCATACCTCACCACCACGGGGCGACGTTGAGGTTGACCTCGAAGATTGCGGTGTTCTTGTGCCGGTAGAGACGGTTACGCTCAATGTCGGGCTCCTCTGAGACGCCTACGGTGAAGCTCTGCACCGGCCCGAGCCCGTCCCCGTCTCCGGCCCCATCCTGCCATACGAGCGTCCCCCCGGCGAGACAATCGGCGCGGATGACGTCGAGCCGCGCTTCGAGGTCGCTGGGCGAGTCCCCGATGACCTTGAGCGGGATGACCGTCTCGGTCAGTTCCTCGTGGACATCGACCTGCCGGATGTTGCCTGTGTAGGAGCGGACCTCATCGAACTGTGGCTTGTGCCGGGGGAGCTTCGCCCCGGGCATGAGGAACGTGTGCGCCCCGTCGTTCCAGTCGTGCCCGTTCATACTCACGACGGTATCCAACTCGGTGACCTCCCCTCCGTCCTCTCGCCGGTCCCGGGTCCACAGTGCCGTCACCGTGGACCTCACGGACCGAAGCTGGGCCCAGTCGGCGTCCGCGAGGAGCAGGACCGGGTTCGATATCAAGTGCTTCCACGTAGCTTCCTTGGTCGAGGTGACGACGGCAAGTCCTTGGTACCAGTCCGCGTAACCATTCGAGCGGACCGGACCGGGGACCTGCCAGAAGGCGTCCTCCGCCGCCCGCCGGAGCCCGTACTGGACCCACGACGCGGAGCCGTCAGCGGCCTTTCGGTAGGCGGGCACCGGAGACGAGCCGTTCGCGACCTTGTCCGCCTGCGCCATCGTGATGTAGAGCCCGGCGTTGTCGGCCCCGCCGCTCACGAGTTGGTTGTGCGTGATGTAGAGCGTGAACCGTTCGAGGTCCGGGCTGTTCGCGGGGACCTGCAACACGCCGCTGATGAGCGTGAACTCGTCGCCGGGCACGGGGTCGCTCTCGTAGATGGGGGTGTAGCTCGCGTACTGGGTGCCGTCCGCCTCGAACCATCCGACCGACACTTCGAGTTCGGCCTCCACGGCGAGGACATCGGTCGAGAGGACCATGACCTGAAACGCCACGTAGTCGCCGCTGACCGCCCCGTCCGGGAGCCACGGCTGGTCGTTCAGGTAGTCGTTCTCAAAGCCGGAGCCGCCATCGCAGGGCGCGGCGTAGAGGGCGGTCCCGGCCCGCTTGGGCCACAGGACCCCGGGGACCGAAGTCACCGTCACTACGTCCTCGTTCCCGCCCGGCCCCCACGAGCCCGGCCAGCCGAGCGAGCCCGCGTCACCCTCTGGGTGCGGGACCGGGTTCGCCCACGGGACCGGCGAGCGGACCGACAGCGCAGCCGTGACGGAGCCGACCGCTTCCCCGCTGGCGACCCCGGTGACGACGACGGTCTGCATCAGACAGTCTCACCCTCGATGGCCCACTGCGCCCCGTCCGTGATGGCCGTGTCCGCGTTCGGCGGGATGATGCGCTTGAACCATACGCCGATGTAGTCGTTCTGCATGTAGGGGTCGCCCGGGAGCGCGTAGCCCGCCGCCTTGGTCGCCGGGTTCCCGAAGCTCACGTTGGCGGGAGCCGTGGTGTCGTTGACGATGGCGGTCGCCACGGCGTTCTTGCCTTGGTAGGAGAGCCCGACTTGGAACGTGCTGCCGTCCGGCTGGTCAACGACCCAGAGCATCGGGTCGATGAGCCCGTCCGCGTCGGAGTCGATGTTCTTGAAGTACAGGCAGCGGTACTCCGTCCGCCCGTCCACGCACTCCTGCCCGGAGACGTTGTCGAACAGCGCGTTCAGCGCCGTCGCGCTCAGGGCGACACTCGAGACGGCCCCGCCGATGCTCAGCGACGGGTCGTCGTTGGACGAGCCTCCCGAGTAGTACCACTTGAGGTTCGCTACGTTGATAGCCATGCCTCACCCCTTCTGGTTCCCGCCGATGCGGGCTCGTATCGCGAACGGCATGACCGTCCTCTCCTGTACAGGCGATTCGCTCCCGGGCTCCCTGTTCTTCGGTGGGAAGCGGCCCACGTACCCCGTGCCGCCGAGCGAGAGACTCACCGAGTCGTCATCGACATCGACGTTGGTCGAGGTCACGAGGGCTCCGTCACACTTGCCGCCGCTGACGATGGCCCCGGCCCGGTAGGCGGCGGCTCCGGCGATGGAGCGCAGGCCGATGGAGCCTTCCCACGTCCCCTGCCCACGGAGGTCGATGACGGAGACGCCCGCGTCCGCCGCCGCGTCGGCGCTGTGCGCCTTCCCGGAGAGGTCCACCACGGTACTCCTGCCGGTGGTCGCCGGTTGCCCCTCGCGGTCTACCTTGACCACCTGCGGGACCCACGCGTTGATGACCCGCTCCTCCGTCGTGTCACCGAAGCCGTCCGTGTAGACGACGGTCACCGTCTCCACCACGCCGTCCTGTTTCTTGGTCGCGGCGAGCGTCACGCCCGGCTCCGAGGGGTCCACCGAGATTTCGCCGTCGTGGTCGCGCCGGACCTTCAGGACGCCGCCCTCCCAGAAGCCCCAGACGACGCGCTCGCTGGTCATGCCGACGAGTTCCTCCACGGCGGCGAGCTTCGTCGTGAACGGCTCGATGATGATGCTCGCCTCCGGGTCGATAGGCAGCGGGTCGATGTCTCCCGTGGGGAAGATGATGCGGAGCGCCTCGCCCACGTCCGGGTTCCCGGAGAAGCCGTTGCCACAGACCGCGACTTCGGTGAGTTCGATGAACTGCTCCGGCTCCACGTAGACGAAGGTCGTCCCGCGCCAGTCGTTCCTGATGAGGTGGTCGTGGACGTAGGTGTCGCCGTCCGGCTTGTTCTCGTAGAACGTCACGCCCGGGCCATCGTAGAAGTAGCCGTAGTAGTAGGGCCGCTGGACCGGCTTGTAGCTGACATAGAAGACCAGCATCTTGCGCCCGGCGACGGCCCCCTGTCCCGACTCCGGCGTCAGCGGGTTCACGTCGAGGTCGAGGTCCACGTACTCCGGCTCCGCGATGAGGTTGCCCTCCTCGTCCCACTCGCCCCACGCCGTCTGGGTGCGCGGCTCGAAGCGGTGTATCAGGGCGGGATGCTCGAACATCGCCCGGGGGTCCTTGACCGGGAGTTCCTCCGGGGAGTCCACCGCATAGATGCCGCCGAACATACAGCCCGGCGGCTCGCTCATCGGCTCCGCTGGAGGCGGGTAGTTCTCATCACTCGATGGGGCGTCGGACCCGTAGAACCAACTCCAGCGATTGTAGGAGGGGTAGTCGCAGAAGCGGTGGCGGGTCACCGGGTCGAGCGGCCCGATGGGCTCCCGGAAGTTCGGCTCCGTGAGCGTGTCCATGAGCGGGGTCGTGAGGTTCCACCGCGCCCGGACGCGGAGCTTCGTGATGGTGTCCGGCGTGAGCCCGTCGTTGACCACGTAGTAGTGCGCGAACCACAGCGGCTTCGGGTCCGGGCAGTCCATCGCGTAGGTCCCCCGCTTGAGGACCTTGTAGCCGCGCTTGTGCGGGAGCCGCTGAAGCGAGGTCGCCCCGGGCTTGGGGACCGGGTTCCCGGCGTACATCTGTCCGGCGGCGTAGGCCGGGGAGTAGGCGACGTAGTGGTGCGCGTCGGGGTGGTCGGCGTCGGAGCGGTCCTCAAGCAGCATGTCCACGTCCGGCCCGGCGACCCGGAGCCGCTTCGTGTTGTCACCCGAGAGCGTGAATCCCGGAGCCGCGTCCCAACTCTGGCAGTCGATGGACTTCCAGTTGCCGACCTCGCGGTCCACGAGCATGATGCCGAAGTCCGACTCACGCCCGTACTCACGCGCCGGTCCCTCGCCCACGACCTCGTATGACTCGTTCTGCCCGAGGTAGGGCGTATCGGGGGAGTTCGTGACGACGCCCTGCCACGAGGTCGCGCCGCTGACGACGATGGTGTCCTCATAGGCGGGCGGGCTCGCGGGTGGGCGGAGCTTGCATGAGAACGAGCCGAAGCCGCCGCTGGTGTTCGTGTTGAGGCTGACCTGCTCCGCGTACTCGGTGACGTCCATGCCGCCGATGGTGATGGTGATGTTCCCGTGGAGGAGGTGAGCCGTGTGGTCGAGGGTCGGCACGTCATCCTCCTATGGAGACGGAGCGCGAGGGGAGGCCGGTCCATGCGCCGGTCGGGGAGTCGCCATCGAAGTAGTCGATGGGCGGGGCGATGTGCGACGTGATGTGGTGTACGCCATCCATGTAGAGGTCCCAGTCCATCGTCCATAGGCGCTTGCCGTCCACAATCTCTAGCGTCCATCCCTCTCCGTCGTGATGCCCCCACGAGTAGGCGGAGTCCGCCGCCACCAAGGCGATTTCGTCGGTCTCCAGTATCGGGGTGACCATGACCCCGGCGACCCACGCCTTCTTCCCTCCCATGAGCGTCATCCACGTAGACGAGCTTGGGTACGCGGCCACGTTGACCTCTAGGGTGAGCGCCCACGGAGGGGCGACGAACGAGCAAGCCAGCCGGTTCCATCCGGCTACCAACTGCTCGTCTCCGTACATCGACCACGCCTGAAAGAAGTCCACGCCGGGGTATGTCGGGTAGCGCGAATCGTAGTCGTCCGGCCCCGAGACATGGATGCCCTGAATCTCCAGCAGGGGTGCCGTGTGCGACGGGATGCTTTCCAGCGCGACCCACGCGCTCACCGAGTACAGCGTGCCGGGGACCACATAGACGAACCCCTCCTGAGCCGAGGTCCCGCCGCTCGACTGCATGTCGTTCAGGAAGTTCATCTGCGATGAGACTCCTGACGGGAAGCTGTACTCCAGCGCCCGGTCACAGTTCTCCGGCAGGCCGAACGGGGTATCGGTCACGAGGTCGAGGTCACCAGCATAGGCCGTGCCGGTGCGCCACACGCGCTTTGTGTAGTCAGTGCTGGCTTGGCTGATGGGCTGTTCGTACCCCGGCACCCAGAGCCCCTCGTTGTACGTGCTAGGTGGCCACGTCCAGTGATGCGCCTCACCGTAGCCGAAGCACGGGTCCGGCACGAGGTTGTAGCGCCCGCCCGCCGTACCGATGACGACGGGGGTCGGCTCGCTGACTTCGAGGTCTTGGTCCACGGCCCGCATGACAAAGCCCTTCTGACTGCCGCCGACCGCCGCCTCATCCCACGACTCGACCGGGCTCCCCTCCCAGACGACGCCGCACGGCTGGTCTTGGTAGGCGTCGAACACGAGGTAGCAGAGGAGGCTCCGCTGCTTGTGGTCATAGATGGTGTCCCACTCGTGCAGGCGACCGGCTCCAGAGGGGCCGATTCTGTAGTTCATCGGCACGGGCGGGGGGATACCCCTCCGGGAGCGCCGCGAGGGCACAGACGCGGGCTGTGTGCCTCCTATGGCCTGCTGGGAGCCGTCCGCCCGGACGCCGACGACTTGGTAGTGGTAGAGCCCTCCCGGCTTGACCGTCTGGTCGAACCAGCACTCCGCCTCCGTCCGCCCGAGCAGATGGTAGTCGCGTCCGTTGGAGGAGCGCATGACGCGGTAGTGCGCGAACCACCGCTCGCCCCGCACGTCGGGGTTGAACGTCGGCTCGGTGTCGCTCCCCCACGCGAGCAGGACCTTGCCCGGCGCGGTCCACAGACGGCTGAACGGCGCTGTCATCAGAAGCCCGTCCTCATGACCTTGCGGACCTCGGCGTCGATGGCGGGCTTGAGGTAGGACACGAGGGCCTTCTTCTCACGGTCGGAGGGCGCTCCCGTGTAGGTCTGCCATTGGATGTTGACGACCATGCCGCCGCCGCTCGCCGCCGGGGCGGTCGGTGTCGAGGTCGCGACCGGGACCGCGCCCGCTCCGGCGACCGCCGGGGTGACCGGCATCCCCGCCCGGTTGACCATCTGCCCGGAGAGTTCGACCATCCCGTTGAAGATGCTCGCGAGCGTGGCGAGCGCCTCCTGCGCCTTCTCCATGCGCTTCGTGTCGGGCAGGTACTTGAGCCCCTTGTCGATGGCGGCGAACATCCGCGAGAGGGCGTTGCCGACCGTCTCCCAGATGCTCCCGAAGTCGATGGCGATGAACTTGCGGATGGCGTCCATCTTCTCCGGCAGCGAGGAGGCGAGGTCGGCCACCGACTGCACGACGCTGACCATCGTCCCGATGAAGCCCATGCGCTCCGACTTCAGCTTCAGCGCCGAGGTCGAGAAGTCCTTGAACTGCATGAGGATGCCCTGCATGGCCTCGATGAGCATGGTCCCGAACGCCCGCCAGTTCTGCCGCGTCACGGTAAGAGCTTCCGCCGGGGCGCTGCTGAAGAACGAGAGGATGTTCCCGAGGGACGAGGCGATGTCGCTGATGAGCTTGAGGCGGGTGTCCTTCGTCTCCAGCAGCGTCAGGGAGAACTCCTTGAACACCGCGAGGACGCCCTTCATCCCCTTCTCCAGCGCCTTCGCCAGCTTGCCCCACGCCTGCGGGACCGCCGTCGCCGCCGCTGTCGGCCCGTCCACGAAGAACGCGAGGAAGGTCCCCAGCCCGCTCGCGATGGAGCCCACGGAGCCGACCCGGGTCGCTTCCTTGCCGACTGTCTTGACCGACTCGCTGAACACCGAGAGGACGGCGGTCATGCCCTTCTTGACGGCGACCGCGAGCTTGCGCCACTTCTCCGGGACGACCTTCACGGCCTTGTCGGGGAAGCCCTCGATGGCGGAGAGGAACGAGCCCAGACCGCCCGCCATGCTGCCGATGCTCCCGGCTCGAGTGGCCATGCGGGCGAGGTCCTTGTTCTTGCTGGCGTCGAACACGTCGAGGACCGCCAGCAGGCCGCGCTTCATCTCCTTGGCGAGCGCCGTCCAGCGTTGCTTGATGACCGGGACGTGCTTGTTCGGCATATCCGCCATCGCGCTCAGGAAGCCGCCTATCCCGGACGCCAAGCTCGCGATGGACCCGGCCCGCTCCGCTTTCTCAGCGAGGTCCTCCGAGGTCGTGTCGAGGAAGACGTTGAGGACGGAGTTCATCGCGGAACGGATAGCCAAGCCGAGCGCCGTCCAGTTCTGCTGTATCGGCTTGATGGCCTTCTTGGGTGCCTCCGCGAACGCCGACAGCGCCCCGGCGAGCCCCTCCGCGATACCCATGATGCTCCCCATCATCGCGGAGTAGGCAACCAACTGCTCGCTGGTCATCGACCCTAGCTGAGAGAACCCGGCGAGGAAGTCATTCATCGCCTTGTGGATGTTCGCGCCGACCGTCGCCCAGTCCCGGTTGAGAATCTTGTTGACGTTCTTGGGGATGCCCGCGAGCTTCTCCGCGAGGTCCGCGCCGTCTAGCGCCGCCTGCTGTGCCGCCGTGACCGACTGGTCGTGGATGGTCTTCATCGCGGTCCCGATTGCCCCGCCCACGACGTTGCCGTACTGGTCTATCTGACCGGGGAGCCCGCCGTATGCTTGGTCGCCGGTCATGATGCCGACGAGCCACGCGTCGTAGGCCGTCTTGGCGTCCACCGCCGCCTGCTCCAAGTCGGTCAGGCCGGTCACCGCGTCCTTCGCCTGCTCCTTGGCCGTCTTGAGGAACCCCGGCGCTTCGATGTTCGCCCGGGCCTCCATCTCGCGGACGACGTTCAGGGCCTTCTCCTTGAGCGGGCTCTCAAGCGTGTTGGCGAGCTTCCGGGCCGCGTCTATCTGGCCCTGCATCCACGACTTGCCCTTGTCCGTGTTGAGGTCCTTGTTGTTCAGCACGTCGTTGAACTGCGTGATGTTCTTCTTGAGGTCCGCGATGACGTCCTCGAACCCCGCCGACCCCTTCCGCTTGTCGCCCCACCAGTTGAAGTTCACGAAGTCCCACGCGAGGTCGCCAAGCTGCTTGGCCGACCCCTTGTAGTCCTCCGCCGCCTCCTCCAGACGTTGGGTCGATACCTCCACCGCCTGCGAGGCGAACCGCTCGAACTTCTCTGAGTTCTCGCCGTACTTCTTGGACACCCGTTCGAGGTTGCTGATGATGGTGTTCGACGTGTTCGTCTGGGCTTCGAGGAGGTCGGCCTCCGCCTCCTGCCATTCATCGTAGGCCCACTTGATGCCGATGAACGCCGCCGCGACAGCCGCCGCCACGATGAGGTAGGGACCGGCGGCGACCGTGAACGCGATGAGTCCGCGAGCCGCGCCCGCGAGCCCGGCGGAGAGCATCCTGAACCCGCCCGCCAAGCCCTCTGCCGCGACCGTCGCCTGTACCGCCTTGAGCCCGGCGATGAGCTTCTTGAGCGGCCCGCCGACGAACGCCGTGACCATCTCGCCCTTCAGCAGCGCGAAGAACTTGGTCAGCGAGGAGTTCACGAAGTTGACCACGAGGATGCCGCCGAACGCCGCCATGAGGTACTTGATGGCCCCGGCGAACGGGCGGAGCTTCTTGAGCCCCTCCCCGACCCATCCGACGAACTCCGTGAGGGCGGGTACGAAGTCCCGGGCGATGGTGATGTACAACCCCTGCAACACAAGCTGCGCCTCGCGCTGCGCCACCACGAACTCGGTGTAGGTGTCTACGTCCTTGTCATCCCAGATGAGCCCGGACTCCTCGATGAGCTTGTTGAGCTTCGCCATCTCCTCCTCGGATTTCATCACCCACCCGAGGAGCGCGAGGGACGACCGCCCAAAGCCCTTCTGGAGCGTCGTGGTGCGGAGGATGGGGTCCTCCGTCTTCGACAGAGCCGCCCGCATGGCCTCTACGATTTCAACGAACTCGCCGGTCTTGACGAGCGACGGGTCGAGGCCGACCTTCGTGAACAACTCCATCGCCTTGCCGCCGTCGTTCCCGAGCTTCTCCGCCTCGTCACGGGCCTGCTTGATGCGCATGGCCATCGTCCGCATACCGAGGGACGCCCGGTCCGGCTGGACCCCAAAGTATTTCCACTGCGCGACCAGACGGGAGGCGTCTTCAGCCGCCGCGCCGGTCATCCGCATCGCCTGCTTGACGCCCTTCCCGTAGTCGTTGTAGACGGAGACGGACTTGGCGACCACGCCGGTCAGCGCCGTGAGCCCTGCCGCCGCGCCGACCATCATCCCCTTGGAGGCGACCCCGGCCTTGCCCTTGAGGCCCTCCATGTCCTTCGAGGCGGCGTCGAGTTCCTTCTTGAACTTCGAGCGGTCCGCGATGAGTTGCAGGATGAACTTCGTGCTGAGGGCCACTAGCTCCGCCTCCTCCGCTGCTGGTCACGCTCCATCTGCGCCGACAGTTCGCGGAGCCGGTCGCGTGTCTCCCGGCGACGGTCCCGCTCGGTGACCGGCTTGAGGAGCGGCATGAAGTCGAGCGGCGAGAGCGCCTTGGAGCCCTTCGCCCGGTTGCCGGAGAAGTTGGCGACGGTAGCGGCGATGATGCCCGCCCGCAGGTCTGCCCGTGCCTCCCCGAACGGCTCCACCACCTCGTACACCTTCCACTCCGTCAGTTCGTGACTGCTCATCCGTTCCCGAAGCTCCGCCAGCGACCACCCGAGCGCGAGGGCTAGTCGGTGTCGGAACCTTCGGTCGGGGCTTCGCTGGAGGCTTTTCCCAGCTTCTCGACCTCGCTCTTGTTCATGCCGGAGAGGGACATCACGCCGTCGCACACGCGCTCCAGCGCGGCGGCGGACTTGTAGCCGAGCTTCTCCGCGTCCTCTTCGCTGAACAGCCGGACGCCGTTCTCATCGACCGCGCCGAGCGCGACCAGCCGCGCCCTCATGCCGAGCATGTTGACCTTCGTCTTGACGTTGCCGTCCTCGTCCTCGTCATCGACGTTGACAAGGCTCTGCTCGAACAGGTCCCGGTCCACGCCGCGAAGCGCCTGAACCCGGACCACGCCGTTCCACTCGGGGACCTCGATGTCGAGCGTCTTGAGGTCGTCCGCGTTGAGGATGGCCTCGCGCCCGAGGAGCGCCAGCATCGGCTTCACGTCGCCCTCCGCCAGAGCCGCGACGGCTCCCGCCGCCACATCCGCAATCGTCACGCCTTCCACCTTCACTTGCTGCTCATCGCCCATGATGCGCCCTTTCGTTTCGAGCCTAGATGGCTGCTGGAGGCCACAGGAGGCCGTTTGAGGCGTCGGACCCCCACCGGGCTATAGGACCCTTCGGGAGTAGCTCAACGCGCAACAGACGGCCTCCTGTGCGTCCTCTGCCAGCCCTTCGTCGTCACCTTAGCTGACGGACGGTGCGCCGGTCACCTTGATGGACACCGAGGCGCTGTAGACCCCGGAGACGGGAGCGTTGACCGGGAAGCCGTTGACCCAGCCGTCGAACGCCCACAGTTCGTTGCCCGAGTCGGTCAGGACGACCTGCCAATGCCGGGTCGCCTTGGACATGGAGAGCGCCTGAAGCTGCTGGTGCAGACTCTTCGTCGGGTCATAGTTGATGTCGAACGTGACCGCGCCGTAGTCGGTGTCTCCGTCCATCGACTCCTTGCCCACCGAGTCGTGCGTGGTCGTGTCGATTTCGTCGGTGGACGCGGACGGGAGCGTGATGTCCTTGCACGACGGGATGGCGGTGAACGACTCCGCCAGCGGGGTCGCCGTCCCGGCGGCTCCGTTCACGGTCGTGTTGACGGGGATGGTGAACATATCCTCGTTCACTACGTCGATGGTCCACGTCCCGTTGCACTCGGTCCCGCCGGTCATGCCCGTGATGGTGACCCGCGAGCCGCTGGTCAGACCGTGCGCGGCGGCGGTGATGACGGTCGGGTTGCCGTTGATGCTGGTGCAGTTCTGCCCGGCTCCGGCGCTGCCGCCGTCACCGAGCTTGACCTGCGTACCGTGCGAGTTGATTCCGGCCATGTGCCTCCTCCCTTCAGAGGTGCTTGGTTACGTGCTTGCGGATGAGCGGCAGGTCGAGCGTCGAGAACGGACACGCCTTGCACTCGTAGTTCACCCGCCCGCCCCACGCGCCTTCCGTGTAGAGCTTGTCGATGAGCCGCTCCCGGACCGCCTGCCGCTTCAGCGATGCGGCGTACTTGACGTCAGCCGGGGAGGGCTCCTCACGCTTCCTCTTCTTCTCTGTCATTCCTCCTCCGTCTCTACCCGCGCCGTGAGGACGAACGTGTGGCCCATCCCGACCGGCTTCTTGGCGTCGTTCAAGTGCAGGACCGGCTCCCCGACGCCGAGGCCGCATTGGCGGCAGGTCCCGTTGAGCGTCCAGTTGTTCGCGAAGTGGACGACGAGTGTCCACGCGAGGTCTTCGAGTTCGTGCCAGCGGGCCTCCATGTTGCGTCCGTCGAACGGCAGGTACAGCGTTAGTTGGAACCGGAGGTCGGTCACGAACTGCCCGTGCGTGTCCTCTTCGTCCGGGGCGTTGAACCCGTCATAGAGGACCAGCAGGGCCGGGTAGGGGCGGGGGACATCCCGCATCGGGAAGTTGTACGAGGCTTGCAACTCGATGACCTCGTTGATGATGTCCCGCGCCGCCTGCCCGACTTCTTTGATGGGGTTCATCGGCCCCTCGCAAGTCCGTCAGCGATGCGCTTCAAGTACGCCTTGCCCTCTACCGGGAGCGCCCCTTTGATGGCGACCTCCGCCGCGAGCATGAAGTTGGCGGGGTGCTTGTGCATCCGGGACTTGCCCTGTGCGAACTTGCGCCCGATGAGGAAGGCGATGGAGTTCTCCGTCCCGGCGGGAGGCCGGATGACGCGCCGGACCCACTCGCGGAGGGCGGTCACGTTCGGCCACCACTTCGTCTTCTTGAGGACGCCCGCCGCCTTCCACCGCTTGATGCTGTCCTGCACCGGGGCGTAGACCAGCTTCGAGCCGATGGCCGCGTCCCAATCATGGACGTAGGAGTAGGTGTCCTTGTGCCCGATGAACAGCGAGCGGCGGAGGGTCGCCCGGTCCACGGGCGTCTTCCGTGACGCCGCCCCGGCCCCGATGTACTGGAGCCGCTTGAGCATCGGCTTGGTGTTCCGCTTGACCACCGGGTCGGAGTTCTTGAACAACTCGATGAGGTTGGTCGGGACGGTCCGCGTCACCACGGATACGTCCATGAGTGCGCCAGCCTTGCCGGACGAACTAGGCGATGGTGATGGCACGGCGCACCCACGGGCTCAGGAGTTGCATGGCGTCGTCCGGGAGCGACCCCTCCGGGATGCTGTAGGACGCGCCTTGGTCGTTGGAGAAGTTCGCCGGTCCCGCGAGCCAGATAGCGCGAGCCCACGAGAGGGCGACCAGCCGGAGCGGGTCCGGGACCCCGATGACCGACGTGAAGTCCTGCGTCATGTCGGGGGTCGGACCCTCCGGTGGTTCCGGGTCCACCATCGGGCGGACCTGCGTCCCGTACCCGGCGGTGTACTCGACGGTGACGCCGCCCTCGCCGGAGTACCAGAGGCCGGATGACGAGTAGACAGCGCCCTCATCCAAGTCGGCGTAGTAGTCACTCGAGGAGACGACTTCGCCGTCGCCCTGCGTGACCTCCTCGACGGAGACGATGGGGTAGTGCCGGAGCAGGATGACCCGGCTCCCGCCGTCGTCGTGGTACGTCAGCCCGGACTGCTTGATAGGCGGGGCGCTGACGAGCTTCTCGATGGAGAGGCACACCGCGTCCGTGATGAGGTACAGCGTCTCCGCGTCCGCGTCGATGACGAGTTCTTCGTCGTTCCGGGCGAACACGTAGTTCTTCACCTCGTCCTTGGTGACGAACGTCGTGGCGGCGAGGGGGGTCATGTCACTTGCTCCGGGTCCCGGCCCTGCGCTTCTGCGTGGTCTTCGGCGGGCCGTCCGCGAGCGGCGGCTTGACCGGGAGCGCCTCTACCCAGTCGGGATGAATCTCCGCGACGTGAGCGCCCAACTCGCCGTCGATGACGTAGCCCTCCGGGTAGAACACTTGCGCTCCGTCCCAGTTGCCGCCGTAGTCCTTCAGCAGCTTGTACTTCACGTCGCCCATCGGACTCAGACCCAGAAGCCGAAGACGATGAAGCGGACGCCACCGTTCGCGCCGGTAGCGGTGGTGCCGGTCTTGTCGGCGAGGAGGGCCTTGCCAGCGGCCATGACCTTGCCGAGATAGGTCGTCACGACGGTGCCGCCCGCCTTCGCCGCCCATGCGCTAGAGGCGAGGTCCGCGATGACGTGCGAGATGACGACGTTGCTGCTGGTTTCCTCGACCAGTCGGACGAGGGTGGCGGCGGCGATGTCGGAGCCCGGCGTCTGCATCCATACGTCCACCGGGCAGAACGACTCGCCCGCCTTCGCCGCGACAACAGCGGTCCCGGCGTTGATTTGCGCGAGCGTGAGGGTGACGTCAATCTTCTCCATGCCGATAGCCGCTTGGAGGGCGTCCTTGCTCGCCTGCGTCTGGTTGAACAGCCCTTCTACGGCTGATTCGAGCGACATACAGTCCTCCCTTCAGAGGGGCGGGGAGCCCGGGCTGGGGCCGTGGAGCGGGGACCCGGGCTCCCCTAGTTCAGCGACTCAGGTCGCGTTGTAGCCGTAGGCCACGCACTGGGCGAACGAGAACCCGATGTCGTAGCGGCTGTAGATGATGCCCTCGTACTGGTCGGTACGCGGGTAGGCGTCCACGCTGATGCGGAGGTCGCCGCGCCGACCGACCGTCATGCCGTAGTTCCGGTTGACGATGACGAATGACTTCTTGGTGTTGTTGCCGCCCGTGCTGCTGATGCTCCCGGCAGCGGCGGTCTTGGGGATGCCGTCCGTGATGAACAGCGGGGTGCCCCAGATACGGGCAAGCTCGCCCGTGAGGATGGTCGCGGCGGCTCCGTACTTGTCCGGCGTGATGACCTCGGTCAGCGACATCATGTCGTACAGCAGGTCGCGGTTGACGTAGGAGAGCAGGTCGCCCGCCGTGTCGCCGTACTTGCCCATCTTCTGCCGGATGCCCAGCCACAGCTTCGCGGTGATGGCGGCGTTGACGTCGCCCGCCTGCGCGGTGCTGACCACGAGGGCCTTGTGGATGATGCCGTCCGTCTGGAGCCACGGGTCCTTCGCGCCGGGGGTCGTGGTCGGGACCGCGCCGACCGTGTTGATGTTGGTGTTGTCGGTCGTCTCGTCCCCGAACATGAAGTTGCGCTCCCACCCGTCGCGGGTGACGCGGATGAAGTCGTTGCGGATGGTGGGGAGGATGGCGATGGCCGCGTCCTCGTCCAGTTCGCGGGACCACATCGCACGAGCGCCGACCTTCTTGGCGGTGAGGGTCACCTTGTCGAACGCCGCGTCCGAACCGGCGATGGCGTCCGCCGTATCGGTCGTGGACTCATCGACGCCGTAGAGGGTGACCGAACCGCTCTGGTACGGCATCTCCCACGGGTTGGTCGGCATGTCCACGATGGGCACGTTCGCCATGAACGGGCTCGCCTTCTCCACGTCCGCGAGGAGGACGCTCACGAGGTCGGTGGGGACGACCGCCGAGGAGTCCACCGTGTCGAGCGCCTTGACGATGGAGGCGAGCTTCATGTCCCTGCCGTAGTGCGTGTGGTACGCCTTCTGCACAGCCTCCGGGTTGATGGTGGAGGGGTGCCGGTGCATGACGTGCTGGAGGAGCCAGAGGTCGCCGTTGATGCCCGCGACCTCGCCCATGTCCGGGTCCACGAGGTCAGCGCCGCCGACCTTCGCCTTGTGGTCCTTCTCCTGCGCCTTGACGGCGGCGGTCACGCGGTCGGCGACCACGTCGTCCAGCGCCTTCTCGAACGCCTCACGCTCGCCCGCCTTGGCCGCTTCGTCGGCGGTCTTGAGGGTCTTGATGTGGTCGATGGCTGCGTCTACGGACTCGAAGCCCATGCCCTTGAGAGACGCCAGCAGTTGGTCCGACATCTACTGCTCCTTCCTTGTCCTCCACGCCTTCCCGGCGCGGTAGTCGAGTTCGTGCTGAGTACGCTTGCTGATGAGGTCCTCGATGGTCGAGGGGTCCTCGCGCTTGACCGAAGCGGTCAACAGCGCCAAGGCGTCGTCCGCCGTGATGCCCGTCTCCGCGAGCGCGGCCTCCAGCGCCTTCTGTTCGTCGCTGCTGTCGTCACCTCCCTCCGCTTCGTCAGCGCCCTTGTCCTGCGGCACGAGCGCGGTCAGCAGCGTGATGATGCCGTCCAGCCTCGTCTCCACACTCGACTTCCACTCCTCGAACGCGGCGGCGGTGACCATCTCCGGCGGGGCCGGGGCCTCCTCCTCACCCTTCGTCTCTGGAGCTTCTGTGGTGCCCTCTGTCGCGTCGGCGGTGGGGTCCGGGACCTCTACCGCGTCCGGCTCCTTGGCCTGCTCAGCGGGCTTCTCTGACGCCTTCGTCATACCGGGCTCACCTCCGTTCGTCTCTAGCCACTTCGCGTAGCTGAGTTGCAGGGCGTCCGCGTTGGCGGGGATGGGGACGCCGGAGAGTTCCAGCAGTTCCCACTCCGTGAACGTATAGCCCGTGACATCGCCCATCTCGTTCCGGTTCTCGACCCACGTCTTCGGCTCCATCCCGACGCTGACTGCGTTGAGGAACCCGCCCCGGTACTTCCGCTCCACGTCCATCGCGAACGGGTCACCCTCGTCAAAGAGGATGTCGAAGTCTACTCCGGCCCCGCTGACCTTGCGGACATCGAGAGCCCTGCCGACCGGGAGCCGCCCGTGCCAGTCGTGCGCCCAGAGAAACACCGGGTTCTTCATGTAGTTCGTCGTGTCACACCCGTCCGGCACGAGGATGTCCCCGTCCCGGTCGAGCGAGCCAGCCGAACCTCGGAACGTGAGGACGTGGTCGCGCTCCGGGGCGCTCGCGTCCTTGACGACCGTGAGCGACAGGAACTTGCGCCGGACCTCGTGTTCTCTCATGCAGCCCTCCTACTCTTCCGCGCCGATGACGTCGGATTCGGGTGGCGGTCCGACCACGGGCAGGACCACGCAGCGGCAGTTGATGTCTTCCTCCGGGATGCCGGAGAGGCCGGGACCATCGGTCATCCCGCCCTCCAACTCGAACTGTTCGTCCATGCCGACGACCACGCCGTCGAGTTCGATGTGCGACTCCCGGACCCTCTCATCCTCCGCCGTGAGCCATTCCTTCTCCCCCACGACCCCGGACTCCTCGAACTCCAGCAGGCGACCGAAGGTGGAGGCGCTCGCGCTCTCCGTCCGGGCGATGCGCTCGCACTCCCATCCGAGCTTGGACTCGAAGATGTCCCCGACGAGGGCGGTCATCTCCTCCAGCGTCCAGCCCTCCTGAAACCCCTCCGCGAGCCCCTCCCGGAGCGCGTCGGCTGTGGCCTGCGTGATAGGCGTGGCGAACCGCTCCGCCCGCGTCTCGACCCAGTTCATCAGCGGGAGCGCGGCGGCGTCGAAGACGTTGCTGAACCCGTAGAGGTCGGCCACTACCCGGCCCTCGTCCAGAGCCGCTCCGTAGAGCCCTCGAGTGAGGGTGAGGCGTAGCTGTCTGTTGACCACGGCAACGTCGAACAGGAACTCCTCTACGATGGGGAGCGTCTTCGTGACGCCGCCGCCCGCGCTGGCTGCCGCGCCCGCTGCGTGACCGTTGCTCCCGATGACCTCCGCCATCCGGGATACCATCTGCTTTTCCGCCCGCTTCCAGACCCGCCGGACCTCGCGCACCATGCGGGCTTCGCGCCTGTTCAGGCGGCGGCGGTAGGTCCGGGCGTCCCGCTCCCGGGCGCTCCCCTTCGTGAGCCCCACAGGAGACACAGAGAGGCCCTTTCCGGCGGCGATGTCCTCCTCCGGGGGTACGGGCTCCTCCGGCGGCGGTTCCTGCACAGGCGGGGCTTGTGGCGCGACCGGCTCCGGCTCTGGCTCCGGCTCGTCCTCGCTCCAGTCGAGCGGCGCGATGGACAGACCGGCGAGCGGCTTGTCGCCCCACGGCACCGGGTCCATGCCGAGTTCCTCGCGGACCTCGTTGACGACCATCGAGTAGTTCCCGAGGTAGGTGTTGTGGCGGGTCTGCTCCGCGAGGTCGTCACGCGGGACCACCGACTCGAACTCGCAGGTCACGCCGGGGCTGAACTGCGGGAGCAGGAACGAGTTGATGGTGTCGGCCACGAGGTCGAGGATGGGGCCGATGGTGTAGGTCGCGAAGTTCACTTCGTCTTGGAACGCGTTGGCCCGGTTCACGTCCTCCACGATTCCGGCGATGCTCCGGGGGACCCCCATCACGGTAAGGATGAAGTCCCTCGTGTTGTCGAGTTGGTCGAGGAACTGCATGTCGGCCTGACTCGCGCCGATGTCCTGATACTGAAGACCATGCGAGGCGACCGCCGTCTTGCGCCAGTTCTCCTGTCCCCGGTGCTGGCGCTCCCAGAGGATGCGGAGGCGCTTCGTCTCGACCTCATCGAGCGGCTCCGGCGTGGACAGGTAGCCCTCCGGCTTGGCCCCGTTCTTGAAGAACTGGTAGTTCCATATCTGCGCGTTCTGGTTGGTCGCCAGCGCGTAGCGGACGGACTTCAGGGGCGAGGCACCGTGAAGGGGGTCGTTCGGGTCTGGGTTCGGGTAGGCGAAGTGGACGATTTCTTCAGGCTCGAACGGGATGCGCTCCGTCCCCGTGTCCAGCACGTACCCGTCCACGAGCCGTTCCTTGCCCGGCACGATGGACATCTGGTGCGGGTTGAGCGGGATGATTTGCTCCGGCCCGCCGACGCCGTTGCGGACGACGTACCAGAAGGCTTCCCCGGCGAGGTCGAGGTGGAGGTGGAGCAGGTAGCGGAGGCGCTTCCCGGACATCGCGTCGTTCGGATGTTCGAGGACGTCATAGAGGACGTGTTGGGCAATCTCTTCGCCGTTCGGGTCCAAGAGCTTGAAGTCGGCGGAGGACGCCTTCAGCGCCTTGCGCCAAGCGCAGATGTAGACCCAGCCGGACTCCCCGAACTGTTGGATGAGTTCCTTGGTGTCGGCGGGAGCAGGGACGCCGTAGCCACCCGCGCCCATGAGGGCTTCGCTGTAGATGCGGACGGGGCTGACGACCTGCGCCTTGGAGTACGTCGCCTCCCAAGCGCCGACCCGAGCGAGGACACGGGTCAGAGGGTTCACTCGCCTTCCTCCCAATCTTCATCGAGTGCGCCCTCGACGGACAACATAGATGACGCCGACACAGAACGCAAGGACAGGCGGAGAAGTGCCTGCGTCATCGTGTCCACTTGGTCATCATGCTTACCCGTTGGGAAGGCCGCACACTCCCGGACGAACTCACGCACCCACGGCGCTTCCTCGGGGTCGGGGAGCCAGAGGTTCCCCGCCTCCAAGAGCCCGGTGATGGCGAGTGCCCGGCTGATTTTGGAGCCCTCGACCGGCGTCGGCACGAGCTTGCTGACCTCCCGGCGAAGGGTGTCGATGATAGCAGGGCCGTTGGCGGAGTCCTCGATGTAGATGTGCGAGTGGTCGGGGTAGTCCCGGCCCATCGCCTTCACCTGCCCGACCGTCTCCGTGAACGACCAGTTGCCGCGCCGCTGGTCCAGCAGGTAGTAGTCGGCTCCCGCCTTCCCCCAGACCTGCCCGACCACGTAGTCCGACGTGTCGAACCCCTTGAACGCGGTGTCCCACGACTGCACCTTGGTGTTCCACCGGGTCGGCAGGTCACGCCGCCGGTAGTAGCGCCAGTGCTTCTTCTTGAGGATGTTGCCTTCGAGGAGGTAGGGCGACTGCTGGTAGAGCGAGGTCCACCAATACTCGCCCATCGTCGCCTTGATTTGCGCGAGCCGCTCCGCCGTGTAGCGCCACTCCCACAGGGCCTCTCCGACCTGCCGCCCGAGCGGGTCGTTGTCCGGGTCCTCGCAGATGGCGGGGAGCTTGATGACCTCCCAATACTCGCCGCCCTTCTCCATCTCCGCCATGATGCGCCCGGCGAGGTCGTCCTCGTGCCAGTGCGTCATGATGACGAGCGCCACCCCGTCCGGCTCCAAGCGGGAGTAGGCGGTCGATGTGAACCAGTTCCACGTCCGCTCGCGCCAGACCTGCGACTGAGCTTCGAGGGCGTTCCGTACCGGGTCGTCAATGATGAGCAGGGACGCGCCCTTGCCGGTGATGCTCCCCCCGGTGCCCGCCGTCAGCATCGTCGCGCCCGCCGTCGTCTCCCAGTTCGAGGCCGCGAGCGTGAACCGCTTGGTGCCGATGTTCCACAGCGCCCCGCCGTCCGTGTCGATGATTTCGCGGACCTTGCGCCCCCACGACGCGGCGAAGTTGCCATCGTAGGAGCAGAGCATGACCGGCTTGGAGAACGTGCCGAGGTACCACGCGGGGAAGAACCGCGAGCAGAGTTCTGACTTGCCGTGCCGGGGCGGCATGAGGACCAGTAGCCGCTTGATGCGCCCGGCGGCGAGGTCCATAAGCTTCCGGTTCAGCAGGTCAAGGTGCGGACCCAGCCTCCACTTCCCGCCGCTCAGCTGCATCGCCAGTCCCGCCGGAGTCTGTCGCGAGATGGTCAAGCTGTCGTAGGAGGTCAGCGGCAAGTTCGGATGCAACAGGGTCGTTGACGATGAGCCGAGTGACATTGTCCGTCTCCACGTTCACGGTCCCGGTCACGATAGTCTCGGTGATTCTCTCAGGCACTCCGAGGAGCCGGGCCTCTTCGTGCTGGGCGTTCGTGATGTGCGGCAGGACCCGGAGCGTGAGGTCCAGCAGTTCCGGGAGAGTGTACTGCGCGTCGGGGTTCTCCTTGTCGCGGATGACGAACGCCTGCGGATGCTCGCTCAGGTACTTGAAGAGAGCGTTGAGCGGACGGGTGAGGGCGGCGAGGGCGACCCCGACACGCTGCGCCTGCGCCTTCTCCACCCGGGCGATTTCATCGAAGTGCGCCTGCTGGCGCTTGCGGTCCTGCTCCCGCTCCCATACCGCCGCCCGCATGACCCAGCCGTGGTCGGACGACCAGCGGTCCATCAGCGTCTTGCTCTTGCCCAACCTCCGCCCGACCTTCGCCGTACTCCGTTCGATGCCCATGTCCCTGTAGAGGGCGAACGCCTCAAACGCCTCTGGTGACTCACCGGGTTGCCGTTCCCATAGTTCCGACCACTCGTCTACCGGGGCGACCACGCCCGCTTCGTTGTCGTCGCTCATCGGCGCTCCTCCCGGGTCAGGTCCGGGTCCGGGTCCGGCAGCGGGTCGGCGTCGATGAAACGCGGCCCGTCGTCACCGAACGCCGTCACCTCGATGGGGTGCCTCATGCCCTCCGGCGAGTCCTTGACGTGCGAGACATCCGACCCCAGTCGGTCCAGTCCGTCCGCCGTCCTCATCGCCGCGTCCATGACCATCGGCGGTAGCGGCTCGAAGACCTTGACCCCCAGCGGGTACCAGTGCCCGTCCACGACGAAGCGGCGACGGACGGTCCCAACGATGCCGTCCCGGATGACCAACTCGCGGTCCGTCTGCCAGTAGCCGCCCGGTGGCGGCGGCACGGTGTAGCCCATCGGGTCCCTCCTCTCCTGCATCATACCTGCATACTGTTACGTTTCTCGTGCATCAAACCGTTTCGGTCGGGTGTACGAACTTCGCGGAATCGGCCCGTTTCAGCGGTCAAATCTTACCCTCGATTTGCAGGCACATTCTCGCTGGTTGCGTCGCGGGATGGTAACGCAACTGCGTATACCCCGAAGGGGGTCGAACGCCCAGAAAGGCCCTCTATGGCCTTCTGGTGCGATTCGCCGTTTCCTCATTTCGGGGCCTCTTTTGATGCATCAGCCGGGTAGTCGGTCGGCTCACGGTACTCCGTGACGAAGCCGTCGAGGTCCTCAACGAACACCGTCTCGTCCCCCCAGCCGACGACGGCGGACGGACTGATGACGCACTTGAGGACGGTCGGTGACTCGACGATGTAGGTCGGGATGGACAGCCCCGGGGCCTTCCGGCGAAGGTGCCTGATGATGTCCTGACCGACGCGGACCGGGACGCGGAAGTGCTGGACCCCCACCTCGTCGTCGCACTGGAACAGGTAGTAGGGGCGGACCCGGTTCCGGTACAGGGACGTGACCAACGCCTCCATGACGCGGGGGTCGTCGTTGACTCCCCGGAGCAAGGTCGATTGGTTCGCGAGCGGGACGCCACTCTCCGCCAGCGCGGCGAAGACGGCGACCGCCTGCTCCGTCATCTCGCGGGGATGGTTCACCTGCACCACGACGTAGAGCGGCTGAAGGTCCGCGAGCGCGTCGAGCAGGTCGAGCGTCATGCGCTGCGGGAGGACCACGGGGATGCGCGAGTGGACGCGGATGGTGCCCTCCGGCCCGAGCGCCTCGCGTATCCGGCGGAGCCATCCGATGAGCCGTTCGTCCGGGACCACGAGCGGGTCGCCGCCGGAGAGGATGACCTCCCATACGTCGTCCAGCGGACCGCTCCGGTGGCCCCTCCGGCGTGAGTGCCGGGCGAGGTACTCCATGAACTCATCGAACTCCGCGTCCGTCATCGTCCCGCCGCCAAGGCGGTTCTTCCTGAAACAGTGCCGACAGCGCATGGCGCAATCGTCGGATAGCTGGACGAGGAGCCGCCCGGGGTACTTCTGAAGGACACGCGGCAGGACCCGGGTCCCGTCCTCCGCGCTCACGTCCTCGTGCCCGCCGGGAGCCAGTTCGCCGGGGTTCGGGTAGGCCATCAGGTGAATCGGGTCGCCGCCGGTCTGGATGAGCGTCTGGTAGTAGGGCGTGACGCGGACCGGGTAGCGCATCGCCACCGCCGCTTCATACGGGGCGAACTCACGCGTCCGGTGCTGCATGTGCCACGTCCAGTCGGCCCACTTCTCCGGGTCTATCCGCGTCCCCTCTGGCACGTTCCGTAACACGCCAAGAAGTCGGCTGCGATGTACTCCAAAGCCTGCCATCGGTTCCCCTCTCCCACGCCTTCCATTTCGACTACCCGGTTGACCGCCGCCGCGATGACCGCCGCCGCCGAGAGCGGGACCCGGCACATCCGGTCGGCTCCGATGACGGTCCCGAGCGGGAGCCACATCTCATCGACGGGTATCGGCCTCTCCCGCCTGTTCATGCTCCGCCGCCCTCCTCTCCCACGCCCGCATGACCGTCGCCTTGACGCGGACCCCGGTGACACTCGAGGGCGGGGCGTACCGCTCCAGCACGTCGGCGTGTTGCTCCGCGAGGTCCGGCCAGAGCGCCGCCCGGTCGCTCCCCTTGCCCAGTTCCCCGGACAGACCGCCCGCCGCGATGTGCGTGTTGCGGGCGACCGGCCTCATGTACTGCCAACCACTGTACCCCGCCTTGGAGACCCGGAGGGTGAAGTCGATGTCCCCTAGCAGGCGCGTCCCCCAGCCGTCTACCTCCTCGAACACCTCCGAGCGCATCACCAGACCGCCACAGGGACCGCCGAATGGCAGGTAGCGGTAGGCAGGCCCGGCGGGGTCCCGGGAGGCCGGAGAACGGGCGTCAGGGGCCAGCAGGACGAAGCCTGTCGAGGGTCGCAGGGCGAGGGCGGCGATACGCGGCCACTCGTTCTGCATCGCTGGCAGGACCAGCACGTCGTCGTCAGCGAGGTAGAGCAGGAACGGCCCGCCCACCTCGCGCTTCGCCATCTCGAACCCACGGTTGCGGACCTCTCCGGGACCCCATCCCGGGAACCGGCGGACCTTCATCGAGTAGACCCGCGCCCCGGCCACCGACTCCGGCTTGGGGTCGTTGGTCATGACGGTCACGCCGTCCAGCGGGATGTAGAGCCGGGCGGCGAACACGGCACGGCGGACGATGCCCCACCGCTCGAACGTCGGGATGACGGCGCGGACTACCAACCCATGCGGTCCGCGATGCGCCGGGCGGCGTGTTTCCGCTGCCACTTCTCCTCCGTCGTCATCGACTCCGTGATGCCCAGCAGTTCGGTCAGTCCGCCGGAGGCGAACCGCGTGTTCTCGCTGTAGACATCGGGGAGTTGGTAGTTCACCAGCTTGTGCCGGACGGCCCGCTCGAACAGCCGCTTGTCGTCGTTGAAGTGGTGCGTGTAGCCGCCGATGTCGAGGTACGTCTTGAGCGTGAACAGCAGACCGCCGCCGGTCCCCCGGAACGGGGTCGTGGTCAGGCGCGGCTCCGGCTTGGAGAGCCCGAGACGGAGGAGGCCGGTGTCCGGCTCCGCCAGCAGTTCCGCGATGAGCGGTAGCGCCCCGGGGAACGTCTCGTTGAGGGCGGCGTCGTCATCGAGCATGAGGAACACGTCGTCCGTCCCCGCCTTGTGGTACTTGACCGCGTGGCGGATGCCCATGTCCCGCACCCACCCCGGACCCTCCCCGTGCCGGAGCGGCTTCGCCCACCAGACGATGCGACAGCCCGGCGCTTGCGGTGGCGTCTCCTGATTCGAGGCGACGTAGACCTCATGGTCGCCGGGCATGAAACAGTGCGCCGCCGCCACGGCCCGCCGAAGTAGCTCCGGGCGGTGGTAGGTCGCGATGACGGCGTACATGGTCACACCCCGAACCGCTCCCGGCGAGCCTGCTTGTGCAGGGCGTGGGCGACCGGGAGCAGGTCGGCGCTGGAGGGGATGCGGTAGCCGTTCCCCTTGCCCGTCGTGCTGGTTTCCTTGCCCGGTTGCAGCCTGAAGAACGTCTCGTCTGGGAGGACCCGCTGTTTGCGCGGGACCCACGTATGGCGACCGCCCGCTCCGCAGACGTAGTGGACCGCGACGGAGCCGCGCCAGCGGTAGTTCGTGTACCCGGCGAGGTACGCCTCAAGGCTCCATTGAGGGTTGTCGAACAGGTAGTCGAGGTCGGGCATGGCGAGGATGACGTCCACGACCTCCGCCGAGAAGCCGTAGCCGCCTCCCGTGTAGACGATGGGCTGCTTGAGCAGGTCCTCGCGAATCGGCTTGGCGAGCGCCTGTTTCATCGTCCGCGCCCAGTTGCCCGATACGAAGCCGGTCCCCCGCCTCATCGCCAGCGAGACGATGGTCCAGACATCGGTGAGGCCGATGAGCTCCATATCGTCGTCGTATCCGATGTAGGCGTCGTACTGGCCGCGCACCGCCCGGAGCGCCGCCATCCGCGCCCGGGACGGGCCGATGAGTTCGTCCTCGAATATCGGCTCCACGAGGCTCTTGTAGCCCGCTCTGAGCGCCGCCCGCTGTTCCCGGGAGAAGCCCTGCCCGTAGAGGACGATGGGGACCCCCGGCGCGTACTCTTCACAGGACCGGATGAACCGCTCGAGTGATGCGAGCCGGTCGCCGGTCGAGACGACGAGGATGGCGAAGCGGAACATAGGTCACTCCCCGGGGTCGTTCGCCATGCACAGCTCCAGAAGCTTCTCCGCCGGAGTCTTGCCGAGGACGCGCTTGACGATGCCCGCCTCCTCGCCAGCGAAGACCAGCGAGACGCGGTACAGCGAGCCGGTCTGCCGGGCCATGACGCGCTCCTCCTCCGTCTTGGCGGAGGCGATGGCCTTTTCACGCTTCCTCATCTCCTCGACCGCCGGGCCGGTCATGGCGACGGAGGTCTTGACGTTCCCGGCCTCCACTTCGCGGGCCTCCGTGGTGCCGCCGTCGAGGATTGCCGCCGTCTCGTCACCGACGATGTCCGGGACCCAGCCCTGCGTGTAGTCCTCCCCGGCGAGCGCCTCCGGGGCGGGGATGTCTTCGAGGAGCCGCTGAATCTCGATGTCGTCCAGCATCAGCGAGTCCTGCGCCCAGTCGAGGGCACCCAGCGATTCGAGGTCGCGAAGCACCTGAGCCGTGAGTTCGATGTCCTCCGAGCCGCGAGCGCGGTTGTGGCGGAGCGTGGAGATACGCGCCTGCTCCGGGGTCATGTCCACGAAGACCACCGGAATCTCCTCGAACCCCAGCGCCGCCGACGCCCGCCAGCGATGCTCGCCATCGACAATCTGCCGCGACTCGCGCTGAACGAGGATGGGCTGCGTGAACCCGTCCTCCCTCATCGACCGGAGGAGAAGCTCGAAGTCATGCTCGCTCTGGCGGTTCGGGTTGTAGTCGTTGGCCGTGATGGAGTCCAGCGGCACGTACTCAATCTTGAGTTGTTCGAGGACCTCGTTCTTCTTCTCGATGGCCTTGCGGCCCTTGTCTTTGACTGCCACTACTCCTCCTCAGAAGCTCGCCTTGCCGAACCACTTGCCTGCTCCCGGACGGAAGAACTCCGGGTCAATCTCGTGCGTGAAGATGTCCTGCTGGTAGCCCCACGGGTCGCCGTTGTACATCGCCCGGGCAATCGTCCTCCAGCAAGCCGTGGTCGCGCACCGGGGACAGGGCTTGTTCTGCGGGAAGGGGTCCGTGGAGTGCTTCGCGTGACGCGCCAGCGCCTTCTCCCGGACGATGATTGCGCGTTCACGTATCCAGTCCGGGGCCTCGTCAATGCAAGCCCGCTGGTAGCAGTCCTCCCACGTCTCACCGACGCGCCGCTCCACGAACACCGCCCGCTTCCCGAACTGCGCCACGGTGCGGACCCCGGGGAGCCGCCGGTTCACGCGGTCGAACCACTGAGGCCACGCCTTCATCCCGAGTTCGAGGTACTGGACCGACTTCATGCTCATCGTCGGCGGCGCGATACGAAGCTGCCGGGCGGGGAAGCCCATCCGGTGCATGACATCGTAGGCGTCGTTGTAGTCGAACTTGTTGTCACCGATGAACTTCCAGATGTCGGCGTCCTCCCAATCGTAGAGGGGACGGGCGAGCCGGTAGCCAAAGCGGTTCTTCTTGGTCAGGAACCCGCGAGAGGACTGGATGCCCATGCGGCGGCGCTGTGACTCCGCGACCCGGAGCCCGACCACGACGATGAGTTCCTTGCCCTCCGGGGGCGGATAGGACTCCGGGGTCGCCATGCGGAAGATGGAGAGCCCGGGGAATACCTTGATGAACGGCGGCGGCTGGCGGACCCAGAGTTCTTGGTCTACCTCGTCATCGAACACCCACCAGTAGGGTTGCTCCCGGTTGAAGATGTTGATGATGGGCTGTTTCTGCGTCATCCAGCAGAGGTCGATGTCGGGGCGGTCATAGACCCTCTGCGTGTACTCGTAGGTCCCCGGGAGCATGATTTCTTCGTCCCGGGTGATGGCCTCCAGCGGGAGCCGCCCGGCGTCCTTGGCGGCGAGGTAGCACATCTCTAGGATGGCCGTCGAGTCCTTCCCCGCCGAGAACGACACGACTACGCGATGGCCCTCCTTGTAGAGCGTGTACATCCGCTCATAACCGGCATCGAAGACGTTGATGCCGAGCGCCCGTTGTGGCATGGACCCTCCCAGCTTCGGTAACGGGAGCGCGACCCGGAACGCCTCAGAGCCCGCGTTCCTCTTTCAGCCGCACATACAGGCGGAGTCTAGGGTCCTGCCGGTCGATTGTGAAGTCGATGTCCTCCACGAGCCCCCAGCAGTCGTCCGTGTAGACGGTGAACTGGAGCGCGTCCATGACCTCTTTGTGGAAGTTGTGCAGGTCGCGGTGGCGGGCGTCCGGGTAGAACGCCTCGAACCCGATGATGACCTTGACGCCGAGCGGCGTACAGGTCCATCCCGCCTCCCCGCAGGCAAGCGCCGCGTCGTGCCACGCGACCTTGCGCCATGCCCGCAGTTCGTCGGTGACGACCCGCATGATGCGCCCCGTCTTCTTGTTCACCCACTCCTTGTGCGAGTGGTTGGTGGACGGGGGGAACGGGACCTCGAAGCTGAAGGCCCACGGGCGGCTCGTGTCGGGAGTCCAGAGGAGGTCGGTCACGGCCTAGCGGTCAATCCACCGCCGGAGCCATGCGCCGAGGATGACCATGGTGGCGATAGACGCGAGGACGTAGCCCACGAACAGGTCGTTCATCGGTCCCCCCATCGGTAGAGCAGGGCCAACACGCACAGGACCGGCAGTCCTACGGCGAGCGTCAGGACTACCGTGTACGCGAGGGCGATGAGCACGTCAGTCGCGCTCACCGTCGCTCGCTATCATCGCGAGGGCGAGGACGAGCATCCCGAGCGGGCACCCGATGACAAGACCGATGGCGAGTCCCGTCCAGAACATCCTAGCTCCGGCCCATCGCTTCGCCGCTGGCGATGCCCTGCACCCCGATGACGATGTCCTCCGGCGGGGCGGGCTTCTCAAGCTCCGCCACCGCGTCGAGCGCCTTGAGCGCCCCGGAGAGGGTCGCGAGGTCGCGGGACGCCTCCATCGCTTGGTCGAGCCGGACCTGCCAATACTCCGTCTTGTCGGGGTGTTTCCGAAGCATCGCCGCCCGGTGCCGCGTCTCCTCAACGATGAACTCCGCGAGCCGCATGGCGCACTCCTGCGGGGTCCTGCTGAACATACCGTCATCGCCCATGACGTTCCTCCTCCGCTTGGTCAAGACGGAAGCCCTCCGGCCTCCGCTCGATGAACACTCTACTACTCGTGCTGAAGTCCCGTTCCTGCAACCACTCGGTGACCTCCTCCGCGTCCCATACGGCCCCGGCCTTCCACGTCCCGTCCGGGAACACCTCGCGGATGAGCCACTGAGGATGCTCGCCGGTCGGCTCCTCCGTCTGTGCCATCGACATGAGGGCCTCGAAGACGGGCGACGGCTTGTCCATCTCCGCCTCCATCGCCGCCTCTATCTCGGGGCCGACGATGGGCGGGTCGTTGGGCCGGGCCGGGTCGCGGAGCCGGGCGACCCCATGCTCCGGGTACGGCTGTGCCGCCCGGTACGCCGCCAGCGATTCCTCCTCCATCCGGCGGCGTTCGGCCTGCCGCGCCTCGTACTCGCTCTGGTTCTCCACGAGCCTACCTCCAGTGCTTCCGAATCCTACAAACCGCGTCTGAGGCCCTACAGAGCCGTTTGGCGCGTTTGACCCCCTTCGGGCTATCCTTACCCTCGAACGGTTACCAACGGCGCACAAACGGGCTCCTGTGCAGCCGTGGCGGCTACGTGACACCGTCGTCTTCGTCCCCGAGGTAGCCGAGGAAGTCCATCGTCACGCGACCGCACCGTGAACAGTCGGCGTTCGCCGCCTCCGATACCTCCCCGAGTCCGTTGACCATCACGCCACCGTCCGCCTTCACGATGCGACCACAGGACGGGCAGGCCCGGCGGAAACAGAGCCCGCCCTTGTACCACTGATACGGCCCCTCCGGGTCGCTCATGGCGCACTCCTCTGGAGCGTCCTGTAGTCGAGGCCCTCGAAGCGGACCATGTGGCACATACCCATGATGCGGCTCACCGTCCGCTCCCCGAGCGCCGCCTCCAGTTCGTTCATCGTCGTGTTCGTCGTGATGATGGTCGGCAGCTTGCGCGTGTAGCGCCGGTCGATGAGGTTCAGCATCCGCTCCTGTACCCACGGCGACGGGACCTCCGTCCCCACGTCATCGAGGACGATGAGGTCCTCCGCGAGCGCGAGCGTGTAGAGCGTCTTGTCATTCCCCGGGCGGCACCCATCGACCATCGCGAGCGAGGGCACCCAGAGTCCGCGCCCGACTTCCATCAGGACGGCGGCGGCGAGGTGACTCTTGCCCGTGCCGACCGGCCCGATGAGGAACAGCCCCTCCCGGGTCGCGTCCCGCTCCAGCGACTTCGCGTAGCGGGCACACGTCGCCTTGGCGGCGGCGTTCTGGATGGTCTGAAAGTTGGCGAAGCTCGCCGGTCCCTCGCGGTCGCGGTCAGGGCGGCGGTAGAGGTCCGGGATGCGCGACTCGTTGGCGAGCCACTCGCGGTACGCCTCGCGGGCCTCCGCCGCGTCGGTGTCGTGGTCCCACTTCTCGCGCACCTTGGCGAAACACTCGTCGCACCAGCGGGCGTAGTCGTGACCGTACCGGCCCTCTACGATGCGCGGCAGCTTGGAGGTCGGATTCTCACAGCCTTCGGTGGCGCAGACCGGCCCGCCATAGATGTAGGCGGCGAGGTCCTCCGCGCCCATCAGGGCTCGCTTGACGCTGTCGGGTAGCTGCATCGTCTCATCCGTCCGTGTCCTCCTCCGAATCGTAACTCATCGGCAGGTCCACGCCCGCGTAGCGGTGCCCGAACTGCGCCTTGAACCGCTCCGCGTACCGGGGGTCGCTCATCGCCCATACGTCGCGCCAGCCGATGGTGTGCCCGTCCTCCGTGTGGACCGGCTCCCCGTCGTCCCCGACAAGGACGCCGACCTTGCTCACGACCTCCGCCGGGCGCGGTCGCCGTGACCGCTGCTTGGTCGCCGCCGCCGCCTTGCGGATGTAGGTCTTGTTCGGCGCTCCGGCGCGGATGGCGGCGTCCATGCCGTAGGCCAGTTGCTCCTTGGTCAGTTCCGCCTGCATGTCGATGACCGGGCGGTAGAGTTCACGCACCAGCCGTTGCGGCGCGACCTTGCCGGTCTTGTTCTCGTTCCTCATGCAGTCGGCCAGCGCGGCGAGCCGCTCCGGGAACCACGCGAGCGCCATGAGCCGCTCCGCCTGCTCCCCCGGCGGGAGGTCGTCCAGCGCCTTGCCGTTGTACCCGCCGCGCCCCTCGCGGAGTGCCCTCATCCGCGCCGCCTCCCGGCGCTTCTTGGCGAGCCGGGACCCCGCGTGGTGCATCCAGTCGTGCAGGCGGACCTTCACCGAGAACAGGTCTTGCGCGAAGTCCACGAACCCGGCGTCGATGAGCGCCGCGTAGAACGTCTCCGGGTCGCCGGTCCACGACGATGCCTTGGCGACCTCGCGGGCCGGATAGTCGCTGATGTCGCCGGAGGGCGCGACCGTCGCCGCCCACTCCCAGAGGGCTTCGAGGTGAAGACACGCCGAGGGGACCGGGACCTTGAGTTTGCGGGCGAGCCGGGCTGTCTTCGGATGGGACGGCAGGTCAGGCCCCATCCGCCTCGTCCTCGTCCACGAGTTCGTCGTCTGTCTCCTCGAGTGGCTCCTCCGGCGGGTCGCTCTCGATGTCCGCGAACATCTCGTACCACTCGTCCGCGAGCCGGTGCGGGTACTCCTCGATGAAGGACATGATGTGCGCTTGGTAGGCGGGCGTGTCATAGGGCGGCTCGAACTGCCACACCTTCGGGTCTGTCTTCTTCCGCGCCGTCTCCAGCTTGCCGTACTTCGCCGCCACGACCTCCGCCGTGAGCGGCGGGTCGCAGGCGGTCCCGCACCAGTCGCAGCGCGGCACCTTGTTGACGATGGCGCAGTTCCAGTAGGGCTTGATGACGACGGAGGTCGGGCTCCAGACGCCCTTGTACGTGCGCCCCTTGAGGATGAGTTCCGGCTCCATCGGCTCCGGGTACTCGCCGCCCGCTTCAGCGTCCTTGACGGCCCGTTCGATGCCCTTCTGGTCGGGCACCACGATGTCGTGATAGATGCCCTCCCAGTCGTGGATGATGCAGGTCTTCCCCGGGTTCCCGCCGCCTCTGTCCTTGTAGTACAGGACGGGAGCCGCCGTCAGCCCGAGTTCCTCCCACACGCCGTAGGTGTAGGTGACGATGGAGAGGACGTGGTTCCAGAGCGGGTAGTCCTTGTAGTAGCGGATGAAGTTCGGATGCTGGGTCTTGACATCGAAGACGCGCCGCCCGGCCCACTCGGCTACGAGGTCGAGCCGTCCGACCCACTCCGGGCGGAGCCGACCGCCCATGCGGTACTCGTACTCACGCAGGATGCCGTACCAGTCGAAGGCGTTGTAGGCGAGGTCGTGACCCCGGTCCGCGAGCCAGAAGACGCGGTTGTTCGCCTGCCGCTTGGCGACCGAACGGTAGACACGCTCGTCGCCCTTGATGCGGTGACAGACCTTGCGCGGGCAACCACCTATCTCGCTGACGCGGAGCCGACCGCCCGCCCCGTAGGACCCGCCGTGGGAGCCTCGCGGCGGTTGCTTCCAGATGCCCGGGTCCTCGTTGAACGCCTCGATGTAGCGGTCCTCGATGGTTTCAAGCGGGAGCGCCATCGCTCGCCTCCCGCTCCGCCTTGGTCTTGTCGCACCAGTCGAGCAGGTCCGGGAGGTCAGTCTTCTGAAGGACGGTGAGGTCCTTCGCCCCGTAGAACTCCGTGACGTACAGGAGGAGGTCCTCCATCGCGAGGTCGAGTTCGGCGAGCTTCGCGATGACCACGCGTATCTCCTCCGAGCCCATCGGCGCGGCGAGTTCCTTCTGGGTCGCGAGGCTGGTCAGCAGGCGGTCGAGTTCCTCCGCCGACAGGTCCTTGGTCGAGGTCGCGGAGGGGAACAGCGCCCGCATCGTCTCCTTGACCGACTCCTCGCTGTGTCCGCCCTCGCGAGCCTGCGCCCAGAACCGCTTGACGTAGGCCGGTTGGCCCGAACCTTGCGTGGAGCCCGTGGAGCCCGTTTGAGGCGCTTGACCCCCTCCGGCGGCTCCTACCCCTCCCGGGGTCGCCGTGGCGCGTTCTTGGGGCCTCTGTGTCGTCCGCGTCGGGTCCTCGCCGGTCGTGTCGAGTTCGAGCGCGTACTGGGTGCCATAGCCGAGGAACGTGAGCGCCCGGGAGACAGCGCCCGTCTCCGCCTTCTCCAAGTAGTCGCGGAAGTCCTTGGCCGTCTCCATCTTGTGGCCGACCGCCCGGAGGCGACCGTCATCGTCTATGACCCGCGCCTCCATGAGCGCGAGCGCGTTCGTCGGGTCGTGTTCGATGATGCGCGTCTCGACCGTCCACTCGGGGTGTTCCTGCCGGAACCAGACGATGCGCCACGCAGCGGGCAGGTAGTCCCGGCCCTGAATCTGCATGATGTGACGGGCGGGGTCGAACGGGGTGGCGTCCGGTGGTGCCTTGCTTGGCATGGGGGCCTCCTTGGGGGTCTTGGTCCGTCCTCCGGGACCTATCCTAGTCGTCTGTTTCGTGCTGGTCCACGTACTCCTCCGCGACGGTCAGCGGGTCGGGGATGACCATGAACTCGCCGCCGCAATCACGGCAGCGGAGCCACAGGACGCGGCCTAGCCAGCCGAGAACGAGCGCCGGTCCGTGACAGTGCGGGCAGGGGGTGTTCATGAACCGAGGGTGACGATGAGCCACATCGCGATGGCGAGCCCGGGGATGCCGATGACGAGCCCGGCGGTGAGTTCCTCGCGGTGGTCCTCCCACCACATCCGCCGCCGCCAGCGGCGCTCATACCGACGCTCGCGCTTCTCCGCCTCCTCAAGCTCGCGGAGGCCGCGCTCCAGAGCCCGCTGTTTCCGCTCCTCTTCGCGCTGGGCTTCGTCGCGCTCCAGCGACTTGCGGGTCGTGATGACCCGGCGCTCCGAGCGCATGTGCGAGGGCTTGTAGTTGGGGAGCCGGACCCGGCTCACAGCGGGACCCGCCCGGTCATCGCGCCGAGCAGGAACCCCCCGGCGAACGCGCACAGCAGGTAGACCCACCGCTGCACACGGGCGTCATGCTGAAGACGCTGACTCTCCGACCGGGTAGAGGGCGCACCCATCTCGACGCGCTCCCAATGGTCGCTGTGCATCTTGCGTGTCATCTCTCCTCCAAGAGGTAGGCGGGACCCGGGGCGGAAGCGAGGGCGGAGGTAGCCCCTTGTTGGCCCCGGGTCCCTGATGCCGGGCCGTCACCCGGCACTGGTCAGAACTCCTTGAGCGCGGTCGCCCGTAGCGCCTCTTCAAGTCGCTGGCGGACATCCGGCGTCATGCTGATGGCGATGAAGCTGTCGAGCGAGAGGACGTTGCCACCGACGATGACTACCATATCCTCCGTCAGCATCGTCGGCCACAACTCGATGTAGTGGTTGCCGGGCCGCTCCGGGTCCGGTCCCCCGATGACGTCGCTCCGTGGCGTCTCCTTGTCCTTCATGCTACCCTTCCTTGGGGTCCTCCGGGGCCGGGCTTCGTCCTCCAACTAGGCCCGGCCCCATCCCGTTCATGCGCCGCGCTCGTACCACCGCCGCGCCTGCGCCTTGGCCGTCTTCCGCTGCTTGAACTTCGACTCCTTGACCAGCCTCCATTCCGAGGCGTGGCCCTTCCGCGCCCCCTTGCCCTGTGGCCTGTAGATGAACGCCCGGAAGGTCCCGTCGCTCATGCGCTCCGTCGTCCAGCAGTACATCGACTCGTGGCCGGGACCGGGCTGCGAGCGGATGAAGTACCTGTACCGTGGCTCCCGACTGGCGAACGCGGTCCCGAACACCTCGTTGAAGATGCGCTCGAACACCGGGTCCATGTGTTGCGTGACGCTCACTCGACCTCCCCTCTTCCTCGTGCCGCGAGGTACTGGAGGAACGGGTCGTGGTCCTCCATCTCGCGCTCGTGTTCATACTCCGGGTCAAGGCTCCCGAGCCCTTCTGCATGACGGAGCCACGCGTTCTCGGCGTAGATTTCAGCCTCCTGCTGTTCCGCCCATGCGTCCTCTTCTGTCGCCGGTCGAACCATGCCGTCCTCCTAGCCGAGTTGAATGCTGACGTTGTCGAGGAACCCGAGGCCCTTGGCGTACACGCCGTCCGCCTTGGCCTTGGCGATGAGTTCGCGCTTCCACGCCCGCTTGTCGCGGAACTGGTAGATGTAGTCCGTGGCGTCCGTCCCCAACTCACAGCGCACGGCGGTCCCGTCCTTGAGCCGGACGTAGCAATAGCTGATGTCCAGCCCCGGGAAGCTGTAGGGGCCGCTGTCGCCCAGCAGGCGGAGGACGATGCAGTGGTCGATGTCCGGGTCGTTCCAGTAGACGCACTCGTCGCTGTGCGTCATCGGGTCCTCAAGGAAGTCGTGCGTGGTCATCCCGGTGAGGTCCTCGCTGAACACCCCGTTGCCCGCGATGTAGTAGGTCCCGCCCTGCGGGCTGGTCCATGTGCGCCCCATCACTCCGCCTCCTCCGCGTTGTCGAGCATGGTCTTGAGGAGCGCCTCGCCCTCGCTGTCGAGCATCCCCCAACCCTTGAGCGTGAGGAGCGCCTCGAACGTCGCTTGGTCGGCCTGAGCCTTGGTGGTCATCGCCCCTCCTGACGGTCGAGCCCGGCGAGCCATGCGACCCGCTGGGCGAGTTCGGTGTCGCCCTTCGCCTGCGCCTCGCGGGCGATGGCGGCGGCGACCTCGCGGAACACGTCCCCGTAGGGGACTGGCTTCGGCTGTGTCTTCGTGGTCTGCATGACTACGCCTTGACGGCCTTGTTGATGATGGCCTGCCGGTCGCGGGAGCGGGTGACCGCCGCCGCCATGAGGATGAGGTCGGCGTCTCGGTTGTAGCGCACGACGAGCCCGCCGAGCGACTGGAGCTTGTAGTGAGTGCGGATGTCGCGGACGGCCTGCCCGGAGCCGAGCTTGTCCCGGAGGATGGCGTGACGCCGGGTCGCGTTCTTGATGCGACCGATGGCGAGGTTGAACTGATGCTCCGTCTCGGGGGTGAAACGTGGCTCCTGCATGACCGCCTCCGTGGTTCGCTTCCCGCCGGGGCGACCCCCGGCCTGCTCCAACTCTAGCAGAACGGTTACGAACTTGCAAGCCCTGTCGTCAGGTTAGTCAACGGTTCTGGCGGAGGTCCGCGAGGGCGCGTGTCAGGTCCATGCTCGCCCGCTTACACGCCGCCGTCTGCTTGTTGCCGGTGATGTACTTGAACTCGTCCGGGCTGTCGCGCACATCCTCCGCCGCCTTGATGAACCGGGCCGCTTCGTGAATCGCCTTGGTCAGCGTCTTGTGCTTCACGGTCGTCTCCTCAGTAGTTGTTGCCGCGCCACTCGCCCCGGGCCTTCGCCTGAGCTATCTGCCGCTGGCCCATCGCCTGCGCGGGCGTGAGCCCGGAACGCGTCTTGGACTCCCGGGCCGGGACCACCGGCTTGCCGTCCTTGGCGTCCTCGTCCGGGTGGTAGGTCCGCTCGAGTGTCCAGACCGTGCCGCACTCAGGGCACTCGCCGCTGTAGCGGTCCGGCTCCAAGGGCCACCAGTAGAGCGGCGTGGCGTCGGACGGGCAGACCCCGGCTACGCGGTCAGCGCGGCCTTCTGGACCCCTCCACGCCTCGCTGAGAGGCCCTCTGTCCCGGGTCCTCCGATGCCCGCCCGGCGGCGGTCCCTTGACCGGCTCCGTGGGCGCGTACCCGCCGCCCGGCTTGAGCGTCATGACCGGACCTCACTCTCCGCCGGGAGCTTGCGCTCACCGAGGATGACGCGCACGTCGATGAGCGCCCCGTCCGCCGGGAGGCTGTCCCATGCGAACTCGTTGTCCCGGAGCCAGCGGTGCGCCTCGAACAGCGTCCGCCCGTGCTTGGGGGTCCGCCATCCGAAGGGGTCGGTGAACGCCTCCGTCGCGCCGCCACCGAGGTTGACCAGCAGGACGTACCACTCGCGTGACTCCTCGTCGTGGCCGTACCCGGCGCGGGCCAGCGCCGCCGCGTCCCACTCCGTGATGTCGCGGAACTTGACGCCCAGCACGACCATGAGCGTCCCCTCGTCCCGCAGTTCGATGAGCTTGGTTTCCATCGTCGTCCTCCTAGACGAGCTTGATTTCGGGGTCGATGTCATCCTGCGTCGGCAGGTCTTCAGCCCCGTAGTGCGTGAGCAGGCCGAAGACCCGCTTGAGGACCTTCGGCTCCTTGGTCCGGCAGACGCCCTGAAGCGCCTCCGCGATGTAGCCGGGCACGTCCACGCCGATGAGCCATACCTTCGTGCCGTTCATCGACTGAAGCGTGACCTCGCGGGTCGCCGGGTGGTAGTCACAGCGGTACGTGTCTCCCCATGAGTTGCCGCACCAGCGCCCGCCGCACTCGACCATCGCGTCCGGCTTGTGTCCCCGGTAGCCATCGAAGATGAAGCGCCCGGGGTCCTCCGCCTTGGCGTCGGCGGCGCACGGCCAGCAGGCCCGCCGTGTCACGGCGCGTACACCTCCGTCCGGTCGCGTACCCAGTCGAGGCTGTTCGCCGCTCCGCAGATGTCGGCCCATCCGTCGAGGAGGCGCTCCACGAGCGTGAAGTCGTCCGGGTCCTCGACCGGCAGGACAGCGAGGATGCTGTGCGTCCCCGTGGGGTACACGGCGATGACCTCGCCGGTCGTGGCGACGTAGGTGACACGGACGCCGCGCCGGACCACTCCGGCGAGCCCTGTCTCGTTCCACCAGACGCCGAAGTCAAGCTCGCGGCTCCGCTCCCTGTCCTCACGCCCGGAGTAGAACGCCTCCCGGCTCTGGTAGTGGATGACGGTCACGGCCCCTCCTCCCACAGTTGTCCGCCGAAGTTCGGCGTCCATCGGTACTGCCACCAGACCTTGCCCTTGGGGCGGTCCGGGTCAAGCCGCTTCTCGAACGTGTAGCCCTTCGCCTCCAGCGTGAACTTGTACGCGCTGAAGCGGTGGCTCACCTTGAGTGCTATCTCGCGGGAGCCGTGCCACTCGCGGTCAGCGAGGAGCGCGAGGAACCGCTCCTCCATCGTCGTCTTGGCCTCGTCTGTCATCCCTCGCCTCGCTTCACGGTGAAGGGCTTGATAGGTCCCTTCAGCTTCTCAAGGCAGACAAGGCAGATGGCCTCGCTCGACCACCGCTCCTCCGCCGGGTCATAGAACCTGTAGTACGGGACGCCATCCCCCGTGTGCGCCTCGCGCTCGCACAGGAAGCACGGTGTCCTCACTTCGTCTCCCATGTCGGGACCTCCCACGGGTTGATGCCGAGGTCGCGCACGAGGGCGGCTGTGCACCAGCCGATGCCCGCGCCACGCTCGAACGGCGCTGTTGCCTTGCTGAGCCAGCACTCGATGACGACGCGCTCGCGGAGCGTGTAGTCACGCCTCCGGTCGCTGTAGCGCCCGGGCTCCGGGCTCGCTCCGAGGACGACATCCTCGTACCCGGCGGCGAGCGCCTCCTCCGCCTTGGCCCATACCTTCTGAGCGGCCTGAACCTCGTCACCGTAGAGGTTGACGCGCCCGACGATAAAGGCGGCGACCTGCGCCAGCGGGTCGGACTGAGCCGCCATGTCCGCGAGGACGCGGAGGCTGTCCGCCCACGCCCGCCGCGTGAGGATGGGGTGGTAGCCGAAGCGGGAGCCGGTCCCCGCCGCGTGGTTGCGGAACACCGCGCCGCTGGCGAGTTCGCGAGCGTGGCGGTCGATGATGGTCTGGTCGTGTGGGTCGCGCACCACGCCCTCGGCGGGCGCGACTCGAATGACGGTTGAGTTCTGCATGGCTCCTCCTACCAGTTGATGTACTGGACCTTGGCGAGCGCGAGGTCCTCGGGCTGGTCCGGCGTCGGCGGCTCATACTCGTCGTTGAGGAACCGGGCGACGGTGGCGCGGGCGGTGGCTTCGTCGGGGTCGTTGATGCTCAGGACGCTCGGGCGGTCGAGGTGGGTCGTGTACGGGTTGATGAACGTGTAGAGCGGCATGGGTCCTCCTACGCGATGACGCCGTTGTGGGCCGGGCTGAAGCACGAGGACTTCTCGCGCATGAGCCGGTCGGTGGGGCGGAGGGCGATGGCCTCGTCGGTGAGCCGGGCCTCGACCGCCTTGTACTCGCGGATGGCCTTGAGGATGCGGGCCTCGGTGTCACGGAGGTCGCGGTCGAAGTGGCGGGTGTACTGCGCGATGACCTCCTTGGCAAGCAGGGCGTCCGCGAGGTCGAAGCGGATGCTGAGGCGCTCGATGAGGTCGGAGAGGCGGCGCTGGTAGACGGACTCCGGGTGATGCATGGGACCCTCCTTGGTTCGCTTCCTGACCCCGGGCGACCCCGGGACTACCCAAAGCCTAGCAGAACCGTTACCAACGTGCAAGGGGTTTGTACCCCTCAACCCTCATGCTTTGCTATAGGGTTTCGGGCTCTGTGTGCGCTCGAACGGGTACGGACCGCGCACATCGCGGATGCCCCTCAGAGGCACACAGAGCCCGTTTGGCGCGTCGGACCCCCTCGGGGCTCCTGCTACCCCTCGAACTCACGAACGTCGAACCTCGCGGAATGTGCCTGCAAAACGGCACCTTTTCAGAGGCCGTTTTGGGGCCGTGAATAACGCGCTTTTCAATCCTGTCAAGGCCCCTAGATAGCCGTCCAGACGAGGTTGTCGGGGACCTCCGCCAGTTCCTTGCGGACGCTCCGCCCCGTCTTCTCCGTCACCTCCCAGAACCCGTCCGCCGGGTTGAAGACGAAGCGTGTCTCCAGTCCGCGCCGCGTCACCGGGGCGCTGACCATGCCCTCATCCCGGAGCGCGACCTCCCGGGCAGACAGCGTCGAGTAGGTCATAGCCCCTCCCCCCACCAGCAGACGCCTTCGTGACGACACGGCGGGAGCAGGTCCGCGAGATGGTCATATGCCGTGTCGTATGACTCTTCGGTAGACAGCGGGCTGCTCTTGTCCAGCACCGCATACCCGACCCGCTTGACGACCTCCGGCTTGATGGTGCCGTACCAGTAGGCGTTGCTGCATGACTCCCGCTTCTTGAGGGCCTTCTCCGACCACTCCCGGCAGGCCGTCTCCAGCGTGACGAGGTGAGGGTCGAGCGCCGCTAGTTCTTTCCACGTCGTCATAGCCGCTTCCCCAAGATGCCGAGGATTTCACCGAACGGGTCCGGCACGTCGATGACGTTGACGCTCCCGATTGCCGCCCAGCCGTTGCAGTCCACGAGCCACGTCGGGTCGAAGTTGTGGGGCCAGTGGAACCACCCCGACTCGACCCCGTGCGGATGCCCTTGGACGGTGATGCCCTTGGTCCGGTTCAGGCAGCGTGAGTGCGTGTCGCCGGGGAGCGGTCGCCGGAACGCGCACTTGTAACAGTCCGGCTTGCCCGGGGTCGCGGTCACCTTCTGGTCGGTCGGCTCGTTCATAGCCGGACTCCTCTCTGTCGCATGAGGCTCTTGACGTTCTCCATCTCTCGATGGTCGGACCCGGAGCCGGAGACGATGATGGGGCGCTCGCCGGGCTTGACGAGCTTGAAGTGGCGACCGCCTCCGCCGGTCACCTTCCAGCCCGACCGGCGAGCCGCCCGGAACAGCGGCTTGAGCGCCTTGGGGATGAATGTGTTGGTCATGCGACCTCCTCCGTCACCTCCGCGTCGATGACCTCCCCGTCGTCGTCGCGCAGCACAGAGAGGTCCTGACCGGGCGCGGTGAGCAGGCTCCGGTACTGCCCGTCCTTGGTCAGGTCCAGCGCGTAGTTCCGCATCTGGATGGCGGTCGTGTCCATGAGCAGGCGGGCGCAGATGTCGCACACCTCGAACTTGAAGTCAGAGGCCGCGAGCGCCGCCCCGTAGGTCCCGGCGCTCAGGTCCTTCACGTCGATGTGCTGGTGGATGCTCTTGTTCGCGGCTCGCTTGGAACAGTGCTGGCAGGGCTTGTTGTCGCTCATGGTCAATACTCCTCCGGCAGTAGGACACAGGTCGATGAGCGGTCCGCCTCCGTGATGACCCAGAGCTTCACGCCCTTGCTCGTGTGGTAGGCGCTGAAGATGCGGTCGCCGGTCTTGACGGCTCGAGTGTTCAGGTTCTTGTCCGTGCGTTCGAGGTCGCCCCAGTCGCCCCGGACGTGGCGGGCGAGGAACAGGAAGTACGGCTCGCCGCTGTCCTCCAGTGCGGCGAGCGCCCCGGGGGTCGCGACCACTTGCCCGATGTCGAACAGGTTGGGCATCACTCCTCCTTTGGCTTCTCGTTGACGATGAGCCGGACCACGCCGATGAGCCGCGCCGTGCCGAACTCTCCAGCGGACACAGGCGAGCGGTTGTACTCCTCGACGTACCTCCGGGCCTCCGCCTCCTCAACGAAGGCGTAGTGGGCCTTCTGACGCCGCCTGTCGGTATCCGTGACGATGCGGTCTACCTCTACGAGCCAGCGGTCGCCGCCGTCCCTCCAGACGGTGTAGCCGTCACGCGTTGCCACGGCCCCGCTCCTCCGTGTCGCGGCGGTGGCGCAGGCTCCGCTCCAGCTTGTTGCCGTGGACGCGGAGCTTGGTCAGGGCCTTGATGAGCCGGTCAAGCTCCTCGACGCTCATGCAGCGCGTGTACTGCGCCGCCCCGGTGCCGAGGGTGACGTAGATGTCCACCCCGGCGTCCGGGTCCTCCACGAGCGCCTCACCCTCTAGGGCGAGGTCCGGCTCCCGGACGTGAAGCCGCTGGTTGACGAGACGTGCCATGAATCCTCCTCAGTCGAAGCTGACATCGCCGTCGTCATAGACGGCGTACAGGCCGTGGTCCGGGCACTCGTTCGCCCACAGGACCCCGTTGATGCCGACGCTGGGGTCGTCCGGCTCGAACTCCGCCGCCCCGCAGTCCTGACCACAGACCGGGCAGAACCGGGCGACGATGGCGCACTGGACCCGGTGGTCCGCCTCGCGCTTGGCCTCCGCGACCCAGCCGTCCACGTAGTCCTTACACGCGCTGATGTGCAGGCCCCGGACCGATGGGCAGGGCTCCGGTCCCCGGTCGCACGACTGGCACAGGGACTCCTTGAGCGAGCCCTTGTAGTTGTCGCCCCTCATGACCTCCCCCTCTGTATCCAGATGCCCCCGTCGTCGTCCGTGAACGAGACGCCCTCGATGGTGCGGAGCGCGGCCTGTTGCGCCTCGTCCGCGATGAAGTTCACGGCGTGGCCCTTGCCATCCGTGATGAGAACGTGGTTCGCCGTCAGCAGGACCGCGAAGTCCGCTGGCAGGTCTGAGCAGATGGTGCGTGACACGTCCCCTCCCTCAGTCGATGTACGTCTCGATGTGACCCTCAAGGCCGAACGACCTGAGGACTTCCAGCGCGGCCCGCGCCGCCGTCTCGTTGACGCTGACCTCCTGCCGCCCCGTCATGTCGAAGATGGAGAGGATGTAGCGTCCCCGGTAGTCGTCCCGGCGGAGGTACCACCTGTCGTCCACGTCGGCCTTGTGGGCCATCACGGCCCCGATGCTGAAGGGGCTGTAGTCGGGGTCGGTGAAGTCACGGCGGGGACGCGCCGCGTCGGCGGTCGCCATCGCCTGCTTGAAGGTCTTGAAGACCTTGGTGCGGGCGTTGTCGATGATGATGAACGCGCCGCCGCACAGGTCGAGCATGGTGCCGACCTGATTCTCGGTGGTCGCGGTCCCGGCGAGGCCGGTGTCATGGACGGTCCACGCGGGACCGGCGGCTTGAAGCTCGTGGAGCTTGGCGGCGGCGGCTTCCGCTCCGGCCTGCCGCGCCATCTTGATGACCTGTGTGACGGTCGCTTGCATGACTCCTCCTGTCATCGTTCGGGTGAGTTGGCGTATCCGTCGCGGATGGACTGGGCGCGGTCGCCCTCCGCCTCCATCCGCTGCATGGCGCGTTCGTCGGGGTCGATGTCGAGGACCCGGCGGTAGTGGTCGCGGGCCGCTTGGCACTCAGGACTCGCCTCGCGCTCCGCGTTCGTCATGTGACGGGGTGTGTCGCCGCGCATGGTTACGCCTCCGTGTGGTCGAGGGTGTACTCGCGGAGCCCGATGATGCTGGGGTGCTGCCGCTCGCGCTTGCTGTCGGCGGCGCTGGAGCCGTCGTCCTCGGTCACGCTGTAGTCGAGAAAGTCGAGGTCCCTGACCCGTGGGTCCGGGATGACGAGCGGGTAGCCGTTGAGGTCCCTGACGTCGAGGCCGAACGCCGCCGCCTCGTCCATCCGGTTGTACGTCACCATGATGACCGACTCGGCGGGCGACTGCGGGGCGTGGTAGGCGTGACCCTCCGCGAGCGCGTCGCACAGGTGGTAGAGGTCGAGCCGCGTCACCTTGTGGGCCGCTCGAATGGCGCAGAGCGCGTCGATGAAGTAGTCCTCCTTGGAGGTCCCGACGTGGGCGACCGCGATGGCCTTGATGGCGCTGTCGAGGTCGGCGTAGCTGGCGGGTGAGTGCTGCATGGAATCCTCCTTGGTCGCTTCCCTCCCCGGGCGACCCCGGGGCCTACTCATACTCTACCCGAACCGTTACGAACTAGTCAAGGGTTTGGGACAACTTTCTTCAGAGGCGTTGTCAGAGCAGACAACCCTGTTCACCCTCCGCGATGAGCATGGAGGCGATGCCGTCCTCCGGGCGGTATGGGTTGCGCGGATGACAGGGCGTCTCGACCCCATGCTTGCGACACCAGATGTAGCGGGCCAGTTCGATGCCCGCCCGGTTGCGCCTGAGCATGGAGGCGCGTGTCTCATGCGGCGGGCGGTACATCGCCTCCCGCAGTTCGTCGTCCGTCGCCTTGGCGATGTCACCCTCGTACCGCTCCGCCAGAGCGTAGAGCCGCTGATGAATCACAACTCCCCCTCGTGCCAGCTTGCGACAGCGTCCTCCGCCGCCTTGAACAGTCCGTACAGCGTCTCGCTGTCTACCTCGAACTCCACCTCGTTCCCGGCGATGTCATAGAGGGCGACGACGTGGCGACCGCCGCCCAGCGCGTATACCGTCCTGACCTCCGGGGCGAGCATGGTCACTCCCCTCCGATGTCCCGGAGCCGCTCCCCGAACTCAGCCTCGAAGTCGGCCAGCGCCTTCTTGGTCGCCTCGCTCCCGGCCTCGCCCCTGATGCGCTCCGCGAGGTCGGCCATCGCCTGTGCCATCTTGCCGAACTCGAACCAGTGCTGCGCCAGTTCGTGCGCCGCGAGCGCGGCCAGCATCGCTGACATCGCGCAGTCCTGAAGCCGTGTCTCCGGGACCTCGTTCAGCGCCTCGGGGTCCGGCGGAGCCAGCTTCGTCAGGACCTCGATGGTCTTGGCGAGGAACGGGGCCGGACCACGCTCGTCCGGGTCCCAGTCCCGCTTGAACTTCCTCATCGCTCCTCCTTGAGCCTGCGCCTCGCTGGAGGCGCTACAAGCCCGTTTGAGGCGTCGGGACCCCCCGGGGCTACTCCTACCCTCGGGAGGTCCCCAACGCGCCCGCGTGGCCCCCGTGTGCCCTCCGTCATGCCTTGAAGGGGAGGTGGTACTCGGCGGCGAGGACGCGAGCCAACTCGGTGAACTCCGCGACCTTCGTCTGCCACTCCCGGGCCTTGGCCGCGTCCCATACCCCGAGGTCTTGAAGCGCCTTGACCTCGGAGCGCGTGACCCGGCTCCAGCACTTGACGGCGAGGATGAACCCGCCCGCCTCCGCGTCCGTCCATGCATGGTCCTGCTCCAGCAGCGGCAGGTACGGCGTGATGTAGTCCCACCGCTCCTTGATGCGGAGCATGGCGCGCTGGCGGACGAAGGACCCGAACGCCTCTGTGTGCTTGGTCGTCATGGCTGTCACCCCGCCTTGTCGAGATGGGTCGTCGCGTGATGGACCTGCACGAGCGCCCGGTTCACGTTGCTGAGCATGAGGTCGAGTTGGTGCCAGTCCCGCTCGTCATAGTCGGCGGACCGGATGTCCTCAATCTCGCCGGGGAGCAGGTCGTCGATGTCGGTCTGGAACTTGAGCAGGTAGGCCCGCGTGACCTTGAGGTTGAGTTCGGCGTCCGCGAGCGCCTCCGCGATGTTGTCGGTGATTCGGCAGCGCATGGGTCACCCCTCCTCGATGTCGATGATGATGCCGACGCCGGAGGCCGCGATGAGCGCGTCCCGGATGAACGCCTTGGCCTCCTCCGCGTTGGCGGCTTCGACGGTGAGCGTGACCGGGACCGCCCACTTGCTGACGACGGCGGTCGCCTTGGCCTCCGTGAACGCCGCCTCATAGGCGGCGCGGAGGTCGAACAGGTTGGTCGCCCCGCTGGCGGCGAGGATGTCCTCGGCGCGGAAGTCGGAGCCGATGAACGCGAGGAACGCCTTGGCGTCCTCGAGTGTCGCGAACTTGGTGTACGTGCCGAACGGGATGTCGCCCATCCCGTAGTGGACCGAGAACCCGCCGTCGTTGTTCGCCTGCGGGGCGGTGAGGTACACCTCCGGGTTCGTACCGGGGATGGTAACGCCGAGGTCCGTGGACTGCATGATGCCCTCCGTGGTCCGCTTCCGCCCCGGCGACCCGGGGCCTGCTCAAAGCCTAGCAGAACCGTTACGTACCGTCAAGCCCTATGGACAGATTCCTCAGTCGGCGTAGTCCGGGCTGACAACGCGGAGGAGCCGCCGCCGCTTGGCGCGGATGGTCACGAGCCGGGAGAGGACCTCACGCCCCTCGCGGAGCGCGAACGCCTCATCGTTGTCGAGGTCCCGGAGCGTCGGCTTGACCGCGTTGCGGTGGTGCCCGCACAGGGGCTCGCCAGCGAGCGCCGTGAACGTGCAGCGGTAGTACCCGCCTCCGGCTACAGGAACGGCTCCTTGGCACCTCTGTGCGTCAGGAGCGGCGTACCTGACGCGGGGTCCGCCCGGGGCGTCCACGAGCGCCGGGACGTGGGCCTGCTCATCTTCGGGCACGTCATCGAACAGCACGAGTGTCATCGCGTTGCCTCCCAGAGTTCGTTCCAATCGACCGGCATGAGGACGGTCGTCAGCAGGTCGCGCACCATCCCCCGGAGCGGGTTCTGATGACCGCCGGGCGGGTCGTCACCGACCATCGCGAGGATGAGCATGGTCGTGAGTTCCTCAAGCTGCTCGGCGTCCTTGGTGTCCCGGGAGAGCTTGTACAGCCCCTCGTCCGACGTGAGCCAGAGCTTCAGGTCGCGGGTCGGCTGGTTCGCGGAGCCGCCGAAGTCGCTCACAGGTCATCCTCCGTCTCGTAGTCCTCGACGCACTCCCAGTCGCCGTCGCCGTCCCAGACCTCGATGGAGGTCGCGTTGCTGTAGTCGGGCATGACCCGCTCGCGGAGCATGAACAACATGAAGTGCGCGAGCGTGTACTCGACCGCCCGCGCCTGTGCGAGCGTCTCCGTCTGGACCACGAACGGCCTGCCGGGGACCTGCGGGATGACCCAGCAGCGGAAGCGGAGAGCCGCCCGGAGCGGCTCATCGTCTATGTTCGCCAGCACCGTGATGTCCGGCTTGTCCATGACCCCGCCCATGTCACTCCTCCTCCGGGAGCTTGCCGACCACCGTCGCCGCGCAACCGATGTGCGCGTGGCGGTCCCAGTTGCGCCAGCTTGCCTCGTTCGTCTCGATGTCCTTGCCGCAGACCACGCAGGCGACGGGGACGCTCACCCCGTCCTCCTTGGGCGCATCGTAGGTGAACTGTTCCTCGCGCCCCTTGAGCTTGATGACGGCGTAGGGCTGCATGGTCACCACTCCTCGTCCTCGTCGCGGTCCTCGCCCACGTCCTCGGTCCACAGCATGGCGACCCGGAGCAGGTTGTCATAGTCGCCGGACGTGCTGGCCTCGGTGTACTCGGTGATGGCCTCCGGCGGGTAGCCAGCGCGGCGGAGCGCCTTGGAGACGCGCCCCATGATGGCGTAGGCGTTGCCGTCCTGCCCGACCAGTTCGCACTCCGGCTTGGGCAGGCCGTACTTCTCACTCGGGGTCTGTTGCTTCTGCGTGGTCATGATTCCTCCTGTCGATTGCCCATCGGGGCGCTCGGGATGAGCGACCCGTAGTGGTCGTTGAGCTTGTTCGCGAAGCGCCATGCGGCGTCCCGCGAGCGGAACAGGTACGGCGAGCCGTGGGCCTTGCGCCCATCGCCGCACGGCGGGATGGAGCGGCTCACCGAGACGCCCCGGTAGTTGGTGCCGAAGTTGTCGAACGGGTGGTCATCCTTCGCCGCGTGGTCGCGGACGCACCACGAGTCGGCGGCGTCTTGGTGGACGCGGAAGCGCCGGTAGATGTCTACGATGCCCCACGGCCCGATGCGCCCGTTGACCTGCTGACACGCCTCCTCCCACGAGAGGTCGTACGTGACCGGGAGCCCCTCGAACGTCACCCTCCACGACCGCTCTGGGCGCGTGGTGCGGTACTCGCCTGTGCGCGGGTCCATGCTCGCCTCCTCAGAAGTTGTAGTCGTAGGACTCGTGACGACCGGCGAACGCCCGCCAGCCCGGGCTCTTGGTGTCGCTCCCCGCCAGCTTGTAGGCGTGGATGCGCTCGCGCCATGTGACCTTGATGATGTGGCCGGAGGGGTCGGGGGTGTACTCGTACTGCTGGCCGTTCGGGGACTCCGTGTGGGCGAAGAACCCGCCGACCGTGACGATGTCGTCCTCGCGGTTCACTCGAACCGCATGGTCGCGCTGAAGCTCGATGGTCTTGCCGTTCTTGCTGACGCCGACCACCGTGTAGGCGTTGCAGTCGGTGGCGATGCTGACGCTCATGCCGTCGCCCGGGACGGGCGGGTTCTCGGGGGTGTACGTGGTCTTCATGGTTCCTCCTGACGGGAAGGGGTCGGCTCAGTAACCCTTGGGCTTCCGGCCCGTGGCGACGTAGGCGACGATGATTTCGACCGCCTCCGCCAGCGTCTTGACCGGGATGTGGATGAAGGTGGTGTGATGGCCGATGACGGCCTCGACCGGCTCCGCGCCGATGAACGCCACCTCGCCGTGCTTGTACTTCTCGGGGTGGTGGGCGGCGATGAGCCGGAACTCGCACTCGTGCATCCGGTAGACCTTGACGCCCTCCGGGGTGACGAGCGGCGCGTGAACTTCGGGGAACTCCGCGTACTCGGTGGGGAACTCGAACGGCATGACCGGCCTCCTGATTCGCTTCCTTGAGCCCCGGCGACCCGGGACTACCCAGAGCCTAGCAGAACCGTTACGAACGTGCAAGGGGTGAACCCTCACGTTCTACTGGAGGGTTGGTAACGGTACGGGAGTGGAGGGTGGCGGGAATCGAACCCGCCCGGCCAGCCCTGCACCTGCGGGACCCTCCATCGGAAACGGCTCGGGGCGGGGTCCACGTCTCATGCCGTGACTCGACCCCGCCCCGCTCCCAGACCCCCACGCACGAGCGCGTGGAGCACTCCCACCGGCCTAGCGGGTACGGCGGGAGACTTGAGCCCCTACGTCTTGGACTCCAGACGCGAGGGGAACATCCGCTTGTAGCCCGACGCCTGCCGGGCGTTGAGTTCACGCCGCATCCGCTGGACATCGGTCTTCTTGACCTCCAGCATCCACCCGGCGTCCCCGGTCGTCCGGGACTCGATGACGCCGCGCTTCGCCCAGTCCCATATCGTCTTGCGGCTCACGCCGACAAGGCTCGCGGCTTCGGAACTGCGGAGCCAGTCGAGGTTCGCGATGTTGCGCTTGTTCACGCTACCTCCCTCTCGTCATCGTCCGCGTCGGCCAACTCCTGCACGTACTCCCGGGCCTTGGAGCAGAGGTCGAGAATCGTCAGGCCCGACTCATGGCGGACGCTTGGCGGCTCCGACTCCCATACCCGGCAGTACCACTCCGGCGGCTCATCGTAGTAGGCCGGGCTCACGTTGCCGTGGGTGCAGCGGCAGTCCGGGCAACCATCGCACGGTGGCTCGGCGGCGGGCTGGAAATCGTAGTCGGGCATGGGGTCCTCCGTGGGTCGTCCTCCGTGGTAAGCGTACCCGGACGGTGACGGTTTGGCAAGGTCCGCCCGGCGGGCTCAGAAGGGGGGAGGGGAAGGGGGGCTATAGGGGGTTGGGGCGGGGGCCTACGCTCTGGCTCTTGTCCCTACGCTCCTAACACCGAAGGTATGGTGGGGGATGGGGGTCCGGGGGAAACCCCCTACAAATGTTGGGCACGAACCGTTACGCACCGCGCACAAACCTCCTGAACGGGTCCCATGGTGACCGACCGTCTTTCGCCCCGGAGCGTGGCACAACGACGAACGGGGCGCGACCCTGCGTGACCGCCTCGTGACAGTGGTGGTGGATGCAGGCGAGGTTGGCGGGCCGGTCATCGCCAAGCTGCGAGCGGCGCTTGATGTGGTGGACCTCGAACGGTCCCCGGTCGCCGCCGCAGAGTTGGCAGTACCCCCGCGCCCGACAAGCCTCGACGCTCGCGGGAGACTTGACCCTTGGACCGGACTTGGGGAGCGCGAACTGTGACCAGTCTACGGGACCGCTTGAAGGTCTGGGGCGAACCTTCGGGGGAAGGTCAAGGGTAGGGGAGGACGGAGCCGTAGCCCCGCCCTCCCCCGTGGTCCGACGAGTGGGCGCGGCCCGCCGGACTCTTTTGGTCCTCTTCAGCAAAGCCGGACCGTTACGGTCGAGATTGCATAGAACCGGGCCAGTGCATAAACCCAGCGGGGCCGGACGCGCCCCAAGCGGACCGAATGACTCCGAGACAGTGACGGTCCCGGAGCGGCGATTTATCGCCGTCTGAGGCCGGTTTCGTCACTTTCCTACAAATGCCCCTCAGAGGCCACAGGAGCCCGTTCTGAGCGTCGGACCCCCCTCGGGGTATACGCAGTTGCGTTACGTTCTCCCTGTCGATTCTGGAGCATTGTGCCTGCAAAACGGCACCTTTTTTTGGGCCGTTTTTGGGGCTCCAGAGGGCCTCTAGTTTGTAACGGTTCTTCACAAGGTCACCGAATAACCGTTACTTTCCGCCGCCCGGCCAGCTACCAAGCGCCTGCGCCCAGACCGCATCCTTGAAGTAGAAGCGGTACCACGTCGAGCTTGATGCATAGATGAGGGTCCCGAAGGTGAGGACCTGTTCCGCCGAGAGGCTTCCCCAGTTGCCGATGAAGTCGAGGAGCGAGCCGTCCACCCACGCCGTCGCCAAGCCGACCAGCGCGGCGAGGACGATGGAGAGGATGAGCTTGACCGTCGAGGGCCACGCCTCCCGCTTGATGAGTTGAGTCAGGAACGATGCGACCCAACCGGCGAGGAGCAGGGACGCCCCAAGGTTCGCGAGTTCAATCCAGTTCATTCGTCTGTCTCCTCTTCCTGTGCCTTGTGCCGCTCCCAGCCGAGGACGACCTCGCGGAACGCGGCGTGACTGAGGACGATGACCTCGCCCTCCCTGTTGGTCAGCACGACGCTGACTGCATCGACAGCGACGGTGTTCTGCCCGTCCCCGTAGATGGTCTTGGCGGGCGGGTTGCCTCCGCCCATCGAGCCGGTGTGTAGAGCCAACGTCCCTCCTCTAGTAGAGCTTCAGGGTTCCCACACGGTCCTGCGGGACCTCCGGGCTGTCGGTCACCGAGACGTAGACGGTGTACGTGCCGACCGGCAACACCGCCGCGCCGCCGGTCCCGACCAGACACAGCGCCCAGAACTCGCCGTCCGCGTCCGTCTCCCAGATGCCGGTGACCCACTCGTCCGGGTCGAGACTCGCGCCCTTCGGCACGAACTGGAACAGCACCGGGTCCGCCGTGGGGTCATACGGGACCCCGGCCTTCTTGGGTCGCACACGGACCGGGTAGTATTCGACGGTGCCGACCGGCCAAACGATGTCGCCCATGCTCACCCCTTCCATTCATCGGTGCGCCAGAGGCGACCGTCTCCATCGAACTGCCAGCGGCGGCTCGCGCTCACGTAGTCCCAGCGCCGCTCCCCGCCCTCCAGCGTCCAGTTCCCGACGCCGACATCGAAGACCCAGCGCCGCTCCTCCGTCTCGTAGACCCACGCGATGTCCGGTCGTGGGAACTGGGCGAAGCCTACCCGCTCGCCGGAGCGGATGCCGATGACCTGCCGGAGAACACGGGCGTCGATGGTCGGCGTCCCCACCGCCTCTGCGGATGGGATGCCGGTGACGCTGCGGTTGTTCCCGGCTCCCAGAGAGACGGTCCCGACAAGCTCCTCCGAGGCGATGCCGAGCGTGACCCGGAGGACGCCGCCGGGGAACCGGGTCGCTGTGCCGACCGCCTCCGCCGAGCCGATGCCAGAGACGAGCGCGGAGTACGTGGTCGAGGTCGTGACCGCGCCGAGGAGTTCGTCACTCGGGACGCCGGTCGTGTCGCTGTTGAAGTTCGCGAGCCGCTCGACCACTCCGCAGGCCCCGGCGGAGCCGACGCCCAGACAGGTCCGTAGCTGGGCCGGTGTCTCGGCGTCGATGGTCGGAGCGCCGACCGCCTCGCCGGAGCCGATGCCACCGACCTCCGCCGTCGTGTTGCCCGGCGTCCTGACCACCGTGCCGACCGCCTCGCCAGAGCCGACCCCCGCCACGCTCCGTGTCAGGCTCGCGACCCGGGCGACCGTCCCCACGGCCTCGCCGGAGCCGACCCCGGTGACGCTCCGCGAGACGCCGCCCTTGAGCGTCGTGACGGAGCCGACCGCTTCGGCGGACTGGACCCCGGCGACCACGCGGTCGTTCCCGGTGTTGGCGACCGCGTTGCCGACCGCCTGACCGGAGGGGACCCCGAGGACTGTACGGAGGACGCCGCCCGGGACGACGGTCACGCTGCCGACCTGCTCACTCGAGACGACGCCGTTGACGCTCCGCGTGAGCGCCGACGCCGTGGTCACGCTGCCGACCTGCTGGCCGGAGGCGACCCCCGACACGAGCCGGGTCAGGTGCCAGAGGACGGAGCCGACCGCCTCGCTGGAGCCGACTCCCGTGACGGGCCGCGTGAAGCTCGCGCTCCGGGCCGCTGTTCCGACCGCTTCGCCGGACCCGACGCCGGTCACCGCGACCGTGCGCGTAGCCGTGCGCGTGACGGAGCCGACCGCCCCGCCACTCGGGACCCCACCGACCTGCACCGTGTTCGACGCCTGCCGGGTCGCTGTGCCCACCGTGCCCGCGCTCGCGACTCCGCTGACCAACCGGACGAGGTGCCACAGCGCCGCGCCGACCTGCTCCCCGCTCGCGACCCCGGCCACGGAGCGGAGCATCCCGGAACTCACGTTTGGGGAGCCGATGGCCTCGGACGACCCGATACCCTCTACCGCCCTCACGACGCCGCCTATGGCCCTCTGTGCGTCTCCTGTGGCCTCTTCTGAGGGGACCCCGGCGACGGTCCGCGTATACCCCGCTGTCC